GATACTGCCATTATATAATTTTCCCCATATTGCCAAAGTTGGCATTCAGCTGTCCCATTCCAGTGTTAATCAGATTAAGAATCCTGTTGCCCTCCACGGCAGCGTCAAGTTGCTTATCGCCCTTCAGTGAGGTCTGAATCTGACTGTGCAAACTTCCGACATCAGTCAATCCGACAGGAGCGTCCGTAAGTGACGCCTCTTTGACTCCCGCGATCGCCGCCTCTTCTGCGATCTTCTTCTCAGCATTAGCCACAGACTCGTCATTTCCTGGATCGACATCAGCTTGGATTTGCGCAATCTTGGCTTCAAGGTCACGTCTAATCTTGGCCCTCTGCTCGTCAATGTCGACTTCTCCGTCAGCAGCATCAAGGCGACTCTGGAAATCCGCATTCTCTCCAATCTTTCTCGCCTGATCCTGACGGCCAGCCTTCAACATATCATCGAACAATTGTGAATCAGCCTCTTCTGTCGCTTTCTGTTTCTCTGCTGGGGTTAGCCTTCCGGCTGCGTCCTCTTCCTCGATTCTTTTTCGTCTGGCAATATCCGCTTCCTGTATCTGGTCCTGCTCTCGGTCCAGTCTTGTGCTGTCTGATTTCAGAGAGTCGATCTCGCTGCCGAACTTCAGTCTTGCCGACTCGTCATTTAGGTATGCGATTCTCTTCTGAGCTGCAAGGAAGTTATTCAGGGCAGCCGTGGCGGCAGCTAACTCAGCAGGCGTCTTGCTAAGAGTGTTCGCCCACTCTTCCAATTGAGCATCAGCACTGAAAGCCTGTGATTTTATATTATATAGGGACTTGGAAAGAGCATCGAGACCTGGCCTGTCAGCTTCCAGCTTGAATGTCTCTGCTAATGCGCTATTAACTCCAATATTCTCCCTTCGCCTAATATCCTTAGCTGACCCCGGGAGCCTGCCTGCGGCTTCAGCACTCTCGCTGCTGATGCGGTTACGGAAATCCGCCATAGTCTCACCAGACTGTCTTTTGAACCTGGATGATTTAATGCTCTCCTCTTTGGCCAATTCTTCCTGTCTTGTAAACTCGTCTTTGAATGCCTTCTTGCGACGTATATCGTCTGGGGTCGTGCCTTTAATGCTCTCGTCAACACCCTGCCTTCTCTTATCGAAATCAGATTCAATCTTGTCGAGCTTTTGGGTATTTACATCATTTATTCCACCTCCAACACCAGAAAGAAACTTGTCGATCGAATCATCGTACAGCTTGATCATGCCCTGTAGTTGATTTCTGTTTTCAGTCAGTGACGCTATTTGTGTTTCGCTGAGCCCACCTTTATCCAGTGTGTCGTCAATACTCTTTAGTTGTGTTCTGGCACCAAAGGACGCATGTGCCATCGACTCGGCATCCTTAAGGTTGGATACCGATGATCCAAACGCTATCTGGCTTGTCTTGCCAGACATAAAATCATTCATTCTCTGGGTAAGCTGAACAATGGAGTCCGCGAACGCTTTTGACGCCGCTTCCGCTTCCGCTGTAACTCTGGAAATTTCCTCCAAAGTCTCTTTGAATTTTACTAATTCTGGACTGTCCCCGTCGATCTCTTTCAGGCTGTGCAGCAAGCGAGCAATCTCTGCTTTTCCAGCAAGCGAGCTTTTGTCTATATTAGCTATATCTGTAAGAGATTGCTTATTCTCTGGATTCATTGTAGAACCCAGTCTTTCAGCCGTCTTCATCGCCTTTGCCTTACCGCTTACAAGTAATTCATTTAAGACGTGCATCTTAAACGTGTCAAGGCCTTCGTTTGCCCTGTCCGCCAACCCCGGAATATTATCAAAGTCACTTATTTGATCTTGCGCAGTATCTGCGATTACAGCAGTAAAGTGCATTATCTTGGAGAACGTCTCGTTAAGGCCAGCGGCCCAACCACTACTGGATACATCCAAAATAATAGAATCGAGTTGTCCCTCTGCCTTGCTCTTCAGGCCCTCTTTGTCGAAAGCCTTTTGGGTTACTTTCTCTGCCTGAGATACGGAAAATTCTTCAGACAGGCCCCGTGATGAGAGAATATCGAGACTGTCAGACCTTCCCTGCTCTCTTAACTTGACCAGTGTTTCAAGCTTGCGTATCAGAATCTCCAAGTCCTTGGATGTGTCTTTCGCCGACTTACCCATAAGGGTTATTGCCTCTGCGATCCCGATCATTAGAAGCGTCACACCGCCACTTAAGAGAGCCCCCTTGACCGTGCCCATCGTTGCGAACAACTGAGCTACGTTATTTGCAGATGCGCGGAGAGCACCGCTCAGGCCAGTTTGTCCGATAACTTGGACAAAGTCCTGTACGGCATACGACCCCTGCTGCATCATGAACGTGACTTTGCGCTGCCCTTGAGACGCAGCGTGCGCAGCTTCGTTAAAGCCTCCAGTCGCAGCACTTAGTCTCTGCATGTTGTTATCGTTATCCTGCAACTCCTTTTGAAGTTCTTTGAATTCCTTAGTGTTACCCCTTCCAGTAGTCTTTAGGTTGTTCATTCGCGTTGTAAGTTTTTTAGATGCCAGATCAAGCCTTTGCATGTTTTGAAGCATTGGAAGCTGTGATTTTCTAAACTCAATCTGTGCATCGATATTGTCCTGAATGGCTGCGTTTCCGGAGCCTCTCTCCTTTTTAAGCCTCTCCAGAACACTAATCTCATCTTCCAGATCATTGACCCGGGTAGATCCTCCGCCCTCCACAGCGTCTAGCTCTGACTGAAATGAGTCTGAAAGTGCGGCCTTTCTTCTCTCGCGGCTCTCATCTCGGTCAACCCTGCTCAAATCCTGTTTCAGTTTTTGTTGTTGTTTTGGGTCAAGCTTTCTACCCTGGTTGTCGGCTATCTCTGCTGAACTCTCTAGTAATTTTTGCCTCTGCTTATCAAATGGCCCAGTAAGAGCATCTTCAAGCTGCTGTTCCAGAACGGCATAGGTCTGCTGTCCCAGAATGGCGAACTGAGAAAAGAACTCGTCAGGTGACAGGCCTGCGCCGCTGATTTTATCTGCGCCCTCTGACAACATCCCCCCGACATTCTCGCGGGATAGTTGACGACCGATACGGCCACTGGTTCGCTCTTGATCTCGCCCTCTCCTGGCCTCTTGTCTGGCCACGCCAACTTCGAACTGTGCATCTCCAATTCTTCCGCTCGCAAGCCCCTCCTGGAGGCCAGCTTCGACCCTGTCATAATATTCGTTTGCAGCCTGCTTGGTTTGTGCGGCAATATGCTCAGCCGCATCGCGAGCAGCCTGAGCCAATTCCGGACGGGCATCGTCAGGATCGGCCCCTATACCTCCAACCTGGCTGACTATCTGCTTGCGCTGCAGTTTGGCAAAGTCCTGTCCGGATACTCCCAACATGTCACGGTTAGCCTGACGCTCCTGCCGCACTCCCGACTCACCCTGGAATCTTTGTGCAAGCCGGACTGCTCCGAAGTTGCCAGCGGCGTCTGTCATCTGCCTCTCTGCTGTTGAGGCAACCCGAGTGATCGCTTCCGAGTCTCCTTCAGATACTTGAGTCTGTGCCCTTATTGCCGTTAGGTATCTCTCATGTTCGGATCCTGCATCAATATCGCCAGAGGCACGTCCCGACTTCAACATCTGATCCATGAAGGCGACTGGATTGCGATGAATGTCCTTTTTGCCTTCTGTGGTGAACCGACCTCTTGTTTCCTCAAAGGACTCCCTCTGGTTGAGTAGGGATTCCCGCATCGGAAGTGTTCCGCCAGCACCAAGGAAGGCAGAGGACTTCTGAGCAGCATCTCTAACTTGCTTCTTGAGGCCTAGCTGTCGATCGAGTGCTCGTTCGATCGCCTTCTCGTCCTGAAGTCGACGAGCTGTGATTGCGTTGCCTTTGTCTTCCTGAGACTGATACCTCTTCAGTGATTCGAGAGCCTGTTTGTCTCGGATGGCCCCTTTCATCTGAGGGCTCAACTTGAACTCTGTTTGCCCTCCCCTGATTGCACTCTGGAGCCTTTTAATTTCGGCTCCGCCGTTCTTCATGCCTTTGATCCACTGCTCCAGTCCTTTCACTTGACCAGCAGTGATCATGTCCGGCATTTTGAACTTGTTCAGTTCATTGGCAGCTTCTCGCACGCCCTTCAGAAGCTCAGGTAGACCCTCAGCCGAGAAGTCTACATGAGCACTGCCGATTGATGTGCCTCTGGCCATTATCAGTCTCCAGCGCCGGATCCGGCGCTCTCGTCAGAGTCCTTATCATCTTCCTTCAGACTGTCCGTAATTGTACTCAATGCGTGTTCCATCAGGTCAGTCCAGACTGAACCTTGAAGTGCGGTCATCCAGAAGTCTCGCAGCTGACGCATCCCGTCCCGGTCCAGGTTATCGAACGTCTCGTCGATATCTTCCTGCTTGATATCAGAGTTTGCCTTCTTCGATGATTGGCAGAATGCGAAGTACAGCCCTTCCGGGGTACTGGTCCACCTGTTGACGTCCTCATCGCTGATGATGATTCCGTTCATATAGGTATCCAGGGCGACATTGGTCTGTGAGATCATCGCAGCTGGGTCGTTGGGCAGGCTGCCCACGAAATCCTTGAAAGCGGCCCCGCGAACCTTCCTGATCTCCTCGGCAGCCTGCATCCGGAAACGGTGTCCCAGATTCCCAAACTTGAAGTTCTTACGGTTGATTTTCAGTGTGAAATCTTTACTCATGTCTATCCCTTTGTTAATCCAGCCAGTGCGGGTCGTCCACTGGCAATGTTTTTGGCCATGACCCTGTATCGCTCAGTGTATTCTTTTCGCAGAATCCTGGTATGTTTCTTTGCCTGCATCTCCAGAACACTCTTCTCATTGGAGACGTCCTCGATCTGGTCTTCAGTCTTCCTGATCATCAGAGATATCTGCCCGAGCGTGAGATTGGCGACATCGGCTGGAGAGATATTAAATGGCTCCTTGATTAGAGAGCCAAACAGGGATGAGCGTTCACGCATGAATCCCTCATCTCCGCCCCCTGACGATTCAGCCAGGACAAGAATTTCGTAGATGTAGCAGATATCAGCGTCACCAGTCGCAACGTCAATACTCCACTCAATCTTGTGTGACCACTCGTAGCCCTGATCCTCAATTTCGCGACAGTAGCTCTCCTGAGCCTCAAGGAAGTCCATTCCCGACGAATCCCTTGTAGCCTGCCAGTAGGACAGCACGCGGCCCTCTGGAGACCTGTAATAGCGATTCAGGTCTGAGCCCCGACAACCAATCCACTTGTGCCGGATAGGCGGGAGAATACCCTCAAGGAACGCTACGCGGTCGTCGTAGTCCTTTATGCGCATAGCAAAGTACCTGGCGTGGAAAAGCGGATCGTTTCGCAGATACATGATCTGCGCTTCCACTTCTGCCAGGTGCTTGAGGGTTCGACCCCGAATTTGTACCGGCTTTCCCTGAACAATAATCAGCGGGCCGACACCACAGAGTGTTGAGAGCCCACTCATAGATTACGTCCTTAGGCCAGCTCCAGTCCAAACGCCATCAGTCATGAATGGCACAGATGCACGCTGGACAGTACCTTCCCGGTTTCCCGTGAAGTTGAACTGGCCCAGTCGAGCAGTTCCTGTTGCCAGCGTGAGGCCAGTCTGACCCAGAAGAGTCAGCGTGACAAGGTCACCTGTCTCAGCCAGATCGGCGGCGAGGGCGTCAGCATCAACGACCATATTCATGGTCCCGCTGCCACGTTCTGCCGTGCAGACTGTTTCGGAAGCACCGTCGCCGCTCACGGCGAAGTACTCTTCGTTCGGGGAGCCGTACGTCAGATCCCAGTCGGTCACGGCAACCATTGTGCAACTGCCGATGGTCATGTAGCCTTGCTTACCAGAAAGGGCCATGTTTCTCTCTCCTTGAGATTACTAAGCCGGAGTCGTCCGGGCTTTCTTCCACATTAGGGTAAAGTCAACGTACCCAGCATAGACATTCTTGTCTGGAAGCTTGTACGCCTCACGTCCTTCGAACCGAACATCAATCACATCACCTTCTGAAATGACCAATGGATTGGTTCCGGCCCGGTCAGAATCGTTGATATTTGACTCAATAGTATCGAGGAATCCTTCCAGCGCAACTAGATCAGTATGCCAGACTTTGAAGCGGACCTCGGTTATTCTGATGCTGTACTCGACTGCATCTTCATAGACGGTGTCAGGCCCCAGTCCATACTCGGCTCGGGGCATGTCTTTGTTGGCATCTGATTCTGGCGTGGAGTCCGCCCCCATCAGGCCCCAGTTTCCCCGATAGAGCTTAGCTATCGAAGTGTCCAGGCTGGCGTCATTCCATCGGTCGTAGATGCCCTTGCCGAGTGGCATTAGTTGATATTCCCCCTAAAGAGAAGTCTGCGGACAATCCACTCTGTCTCTTCGAAGACCGCGTCGTCGATACCTTTGCGAGCCGGAATCTCAAACGACTTACTTGTGAGGATGTAGTGAAGCTCGCTTTCGTTTTCGCCAGTTCCGAGAAAGATCCCAAATGGAGCACTGTACTTCTTCCCGCCCCCATCCTTCTGGTTCATCCTTCGTATGATTCGAACCCCAGGAAAACTCCGAGCCGAGTTACCGTCACTAGACCACTGCTTGGCAGCCCAGCTGTATGGAATTGCCAGGTATTTTCCATTCTTCGGACTGATTCGCCTCACATTTGAAACTAGCTTTTCCCGAGCCGCAAATGGCCCGGTCGTAGAGATTCTGATCGCAAAGGGGTTAATTCTTTTGACTTGAACAGACTCTCTCAGGTGTCCCTGGACTCGGGTGGGATGCTCTCCGCCCACGCTGTAGCGCGTCCGAGCAGATTTGCTCCACTTCTTTCGAATGCGGTGTTGCAGTCCCTTCCGGATTTCCTCGATCCGACTCTTGAGCACATTCTCCAACCTGAGCGAAAACTCTCCGCCCGTGTTTTTGATTGTGACAGTTTGTCGGCCTCTCTTAGCCATCGATTCTCCCAGAGCGTATCTCAAGATCCTTATCAGCCAGAGTGTCCTCAAGGGACTCTCGGATTGTCAGATACTCATCAGTCCCGTCAGTGACATACTGATCGTTCCGGCCACAGTGGACCAGAAGCTCATAAACGTCGTCTCCAGTCACGAAGGTGCTGCTCAGATAGACGTCTGTGGACGTCTCGTCGATCGCTTCCAGTAATCCAATCCTGACGACCCCGCCCAAGACAAGGCTTTTTCCATCAGGGGGGTCGTTGATTCGGTCCAGTTCGTCAATGAATTCTTCCGTGCTGTTGAATGAGATGTTCATCGTTTGATCCATAAAGCGGCGATTCCCAGCCTCTCCCGGTGCTCTACACTGAGCTTTTTTGGGTTGTAGGCTGCGAGATATTTTTCTGCTTTTTCGAACTCTGTCTTGTCCTTGATTCTGATTAACGCTCCTTTCGGAGATAGATGCATCTCCCTTAGAACCTTCTCTTCCAGAACAGGAAGGCTTCCCAGTTCTGGGATCTGGTCTGGGATCTCAGATGCCGATTGTGGAAGTTCGTCATCCCGAACCTTTGGAAACTCGTCACCAGTAATTGTTGGAGCAACAGGCTTCTTCAGTTTCTTAGCGCCCGAGTCGGCGCTCAGTTCCAGTTTTCCTTCTCCTGAACCACTGTTCTCCAGATGCTGTTTCTTCCTGCCATGTCGAACGACGGATTTTTTACGCGGCATGTTCTTGCGATTCCTGTGTTATCAGTCCAAGTGACTCGGTCTTCGGTCTGAAGCTGAGGATCAGATGCGGTATACATACACCATGCAATTGCAGTTTCCCGAATTCCATATTCAATTCGCTCATCGGCTGTTGCGGTCTGCATATCAGCCTGGACAGTCGTAGGTAAGGCACCTCGATTTCCAGTGCTCCACGCTAACGAGACTCCGCCATGAGCGTCTGTCGTGTCGGCTTCCCTCTCCATTGTGATGGCAAACCGATCGCACATACTGGAGATGCTCATATGAACTCCCCGTAGTAAACAATCGGATCGAGATTAGCCATGGTTCTTCCCAGGAGCCCGCTTGGTGCGTTCCACTCTGCCTGCATTGTGGATGTGTCCGCGTACTTCACTGTGTAGTCCTTGAGTCTCTCCATTGTGACTGGCCCAGCCCCAGCCGTGACATTCTGCTGCTGTTTTGCGAAGTTGTACCTGGCCAATGTCTCGTTAAAGACAGCCTCTCGCACAAAGTGAAATTCATCGTCCAGCTGGGTTGATGTGAACCCGGCAAGATAGACCACTTTGACTGTACGAGGACTGATCGGCCAGTTCTTCTGGTATCGTCTCAAGATGCCCGCATGGCTCAGTGTACTGATTTCGGTGTCTAACCAGAAATCTGTATCTATGGTCAGTGCTGTATCTGAGTCGAAATCCGCTGCGTTCTGTCCACCGCGAGAGTTGTAATCCTCGTGAACAGTGGTCACAGAGGCGACGAACGGCTCCGGCAATTGAAGCTCGTTACTGTCCTGTCTCCAGCGTGGCAGGATGTGAGTATGCGTGGCCCGAGTAATTGTCCAGCGGACGTACTGGCGGATCTGAGCCTCAACACGCAGCCTGATAGCATCAAGCATCGCAGTGTCAGCGGCAGCCAAAGCTGTTCCGAGCTGCAACTCTATGTTTGCCGTTGTGGCAATGTCTGTCAGTGCCATTGTGCGTTACCCAAAGAAAAGAGGCGAGGACCGCAATTCGATCCTCGCCTTTATAGGCTTGCCTATGCGGCAGTCTGGACTCTCAGATTACTGGCTTACCAGGAAGTCTTCCGCGACATCAGAGTGATGCCAACCAGAAAACTCGGGCTGGTTCCGGCGATCGTCAGGACAGCTCGCACGTATCGCTCTTTGCGATTATGGAACTGAGCCGTGAAGACCGTGTTGTCATCCGTGCCTGTGATCTGTGTCAGGGTGGCACCTGTAATGTCCGCCCAGGCGTCAGCAGCTTCAGGATCAGCCGAGTTTTCGTTTCGGCTTTCCTGCAGCTTAATGTCCAGAGTCGGGCTGGTTCCAGTTGCAGCACCCAAATTGACGATCACGAAGACGTCTGGACCGCAGTCCTGACAGTCGTGTGAGCTGCTGTTTGCAGTCGCCGTGGTTGCAGCAGGATCCAGAACCTGCGTGGTATTGAAGTAATTAACCATATCAATCGAACTCATCTCGGTTCTCCTCGATTACTTCCCAGAGCGGGAAGAGGGTTTTTGGCTTTCCGCGACAATCCCTCGGACGATTGATTCGATCAAGTGAACGGAAACCATTCCATTCGTGATCGCATTCTGGTGCCTCTTGGGAACTTTGTCAGTCTTCCTGACATCAAGGACGAGAAACTGATAGTCAACCTGACCCAGCTGTTCTCGTGCCTTGTATTTCTTAAGCCACTCGTTGTGCGTGGACAAAAGGCCGTTCACGATTGTCCCCGTGAAGGACTCCGATGGAGTCACAACATTGGGCTGATGAACGTGTTCGAAATCACCATTCCCCAGAGCAACAACCTTCCGCTTTCTGCCCTGGTACATCCGATCTTCAGGCGACCAGCTCGAATGCTGACCCAGTTGAAGTGTGACTTCGTAAAAGCCGCTCTCTTCGCTCTCAGGCAGAAACTCGTGTGGCTTGACTTGCTCCGCACTAAGGGCTTCGATTTTCTCTGCAACAGCCATTCTTGACTCCGGTTTTGAGGGTGGAACACAGGGCGGATCAGGTCCGATCCGCCCCTAGTCCTTATTTTTAGCCATTCACCAGCTGGTCGATAAGACCAAAACTGTTTTCGTGGCGAGGAACCGCATCGATGTAGTGCGTACCACGCATCGTGAAGATGCCAGAAGCAAAGTTGCTTCCATGGCTGTCCGTGACCTTAACCTCCATCATCGGAGACCGGCCAATGAACAACTCAGAGGGGACGCCACCCAGAACGTAAGTCAGGTCCGTGCCTGAACTCTTCGCTCGGATGTTGTTAACCTGCGTACCGGTGAACACTGGGTGTCCGCCGATCGATTCCCGAACTCCGCCGTCGCCATAAGCGAGAGCAGCAGCACGGAACTTCGGCTGACCCTGGGAATCTTCGCGATACTTCAGGGCTGCCCAGATCAGATTCCGCATCGTGAGGAACGTGCCCGTGCCGACAGGAGCGTTGTTGTCCGCGATCTTCGCGAGCAGCAACTCAGGATCCTTGGGCTCAAGCGTGTCGCCATTGGCACCAGTTGTGCTGGCGGTATGGGTCTGGATTCCGGAGTACCGGATCAGGCCCTGGATGTATGCTCCACCCGGACCATCACAAATGTCCTGATCGACGTTCAGGGCGATGTCCTTGGTGATTTCATCTCGAACAAAAGCGTCTGCAGACACGGTCGTCGAGAATCGCATGAACTCTTCGGTCATCTCAACCAGGCCGTTGTACTTTTTGGCCTGCAGCAAGACGTCCGCAGTTGTCGGAGTACTTTCACTCACAGCTTCCGATTCCGCGTGAGCCGTAATCGTGACAGCGCCGGTCACTTTCGGGTAGCGAATCTGGCCCTGTTGCGGCATCGGGACTTCCCGAACGCCCGGAATCCGACCCCAGAGGGAGCTGGCTCGCAGGAATTCAATCAGTTCACCCTGCTGCGGGAAATCAACAAACGTCCCACCAGTCGTGGCGGTACGATATGTCAAATCCTTGCTCAGTCGCTTGGACAGCCAGGCCGCTTCATCCGGGTCGAAACTGCCCAGATTCGTGTTCATCTGACGCCACTCTTTGGTCAGCTCGGAGCCATCCTGCTCCATATAAGCTGAGCCGATCGGAACCATGAAGGCACCGCCGACCGTCTGGCCTTTGCTCTTGGATTCCTTGGCCAGCTTCTGGCAGAAGTCCATTTCGAGCTTGCAGTCTTCAGTATACTCCTGCTTCGTGGCGTGAAGGACAAGTCCCTTGGCCAGGCGGGAGAAGCTGAATGCTCGGCTCGTGTTGACAGATTCGCCAACCGACATCCCTGGAGCACCTTGCATCCACGGAGCCTGTGCTTTCGAGTGCTCATCGACGGTCTTCGCAAGCGACTCCACATTGGCAGTCATCTTCTCGAAGCCATCAGCCAGATCTTCGATGCTCTTCGCGATGAACTCAGCAGGATCAGTCGCGCTTTCTTCGGTCGCATTGGCAGCGGTATTGGTGTCAGCCATGACAGTTTCTCTCCAGTTTAGGTGTCCTGGCCGCACGCGCGGGCCATAGAGCAGTTGATTTCGTCCAGTCGTTCCGCCAGACCAGACATCGAAGATGTGACCGTAGTCAGACTCTTAACAACCTCAGTTGTTGAGTCCGCCTTACGGAGCTTCTTGCGTTCCCGCATAATTTCGACTGCTTTTGCAAGCGGGTCGATCTTCTTCTCTTCCGTCTTCGTCTCAACATCGTCGTTTTTAACGATGGTATCCGAGGTCTCGTCATCCCCATCCTTGGGTTCAGTCGCAGGCTCTTCCTGCTTGACGAGACTTTTGATCTCTTCGAAGCTCTTCTCGATTTCTTCCTTCTCGACCTTCATGGTGGACGCAACAATGTTGACTGCGCTTTCCAAGTCGGACATTCTCTCGCCGAGCTTGTCCATTGTGGTTCTCAGTCGAATTCCAACCTCAGGCTCGGCGTCTTCATCCCAGTCAGAATGATGGATATCAATTCCGACATGCTCTTTGAGAAGTTCAATCAACGGCTGAGCCTGGTCAGCAGTCAGGCCTTCGATGCTCTTCAGGATCTCGACAGCCTGGCTGATTTCATCCATGGACGTGTCCTCTTTTGTCAGTACAACAAAATCCGAACCTGGCACAGCGCCTTTTCGGACGAGGCTGACCTCTCCGATTGAGACATCGCTCAGGCGTCGTCGTTTGTTTGTTTCAGACATTAAAACCATCCATGTGTTAGAATCTGATAGACAAGTATCGCATAAAGGCACTACCAGGTGTCAAGATCAACTCACAGCTTTGATCCGATCTCAAAAACTACCGGCTTAGTGCTCCAGAAAGAGCCAGGAAATGTCAGCTGAACCTGCTCTGTGGCAATTCCGGCGTTCTGCCATATAGAGATTCGAAGCCATCATCATTATTCGGTTCCTTGTTCAGTTTCCGAAACAACTTCCTCAATCTCGGTATGTCCAGCGTTTCCGCCAATAGAGAATCCATTGAACGTGCCGTCACGGACGGACTTTTGAAGCTCTTCAGATTCTGGGGGAATTCGATACTCTGTAACCATCGACCCCTTTACGATCTCTGACCCTTCGATCTCAAAATCACATGGGGCGATGAAACACTGAGTCAGTTGAACGTCCTGCTTGGAAAGCATGGTGCGATGCCCGACTCCCGACACCTGGCTGCGAATCATGTAATCTCTGGATGCCTTCCTGATCTCATCGGAACTGATAATGTCCCCCTGGTGATCAGTCACTTCAGGAACCAAAGGCGATCCATAGATGTAGATGCTTCCGTCCTCCCCTTCGGACGACTTAAAGACAGAATTCGACAGTTTGACATTTTCAGACATGGAGAAACCTAATGAGTGAAAGGTTAGATTCGGTCGCAATCAAGTTCCGCGTATCGAACGAACTGTCAGTCCTGCTTCAGGACGCTGCTGGAAACAGACACCTTGATAAGGCAGAAATGATAAGGCAGGTACTGGCCTCGTGGCTAGGTCGTCCCGATACAGCACAGCTCACAAACTCACTGAATATTACGTCTCGAAAGGCTATGGCCAGGGTAGATATCGGGTTAGAGAAACTCAGGCAGGGTATGAAATCTGGCTGGAAAGATCTGTCTTCCGGAATTATTGATCTTCTGAACTGTGGCTATGTCCGGATGGCGGACAGATACTGGAGATTCGCCAACAACCTCAACTTGAAGAGTCGGCATCTTGAGGGTACTAAACCTCTTGCCGACATGAAGCTCATGATTAAAGAGCGAGCGCTCTATCTGGAGGAGAGCCTGTTCCCCCAATGGATCTCAGGCGAACCAAGGACTGTTGGACTCTTCGTGATCAACAGAAAGCTCAAGAAGGGAACTCGCGAGGAGCTTCTTCGTGTGAAGTCTCCCCACGATCTCCCGCTGCTTGACGACAAAATACTGGCCCATCACCGAGTTCCGGTTACTCCGAAAATCAGTTCGCGTTATTCAGGGCCATTCGACCAACCTGAACTGGCTTTGCCTGAGGCTGAGCAGATCCATTCTGGTCAGGTTTCTCCGGGGTTTTGCCTGCAGGATCCTGCCCTGGCTCAATCGGAATCCCAGTGTTCGGGTCAATGACCTGGAAGCCAGAGATCATGACTGGCCGGTCGCCCAGCTCGCCACCGAACGGCTTCAGGTTCATAAGAAGCTCACGAACCTCGTCCGGAGTGATGGCACCGCACTTCAGGCAAGTCAGAATGTTATCTCTCAAGCTTTGCTGAGAGTCGACATTGCAAGGCCCCAGTTTAATGAACAGGTTGCCAGGGAAGTCCGAGGCAAGCTTCTGGGTCAGATGCTGGGAAATGTGCTCAAGGATCGGATCCACAGTCATCTTGCAGAACTGAGTGAGCGACCCTTCCATTGAGGCACTGGTCATTCCCTCTCCGAGGCCGACCACAGACTTAGGAACACCATGAGTGGCCAAAGTGATAGACAGTGTTCTGTCCAGGCTGGAAGAGTAATCCAGTTCCTTCACGCTTCCGGAGTTGTATTGCCCGGAAAGCTTCAGGCCCGAGTGTGAGATCATCGGAGCACCCGTCTGATCCGCCATGCTGTGCTGGGCGAACAAATTGGCCCAGAGCTGGTGGACCTGATGTGGCTGGAGCCGATTCGTGCACTCGAAAACCATGCCTGGCGCGGCAAAATTCTTGAACTGGTAGTACAGACGCCTGTGCATCTCATCTTCCAGGTCAATAGTCGTTGCAGCCGCCTTAATCGAGGGAGTTCCGTAGTATCGGCCAGAATCACTCCAGTCCAGGCTGGGATTCTTGATATGGATCATCCACTCTGGCGGAACGACGAAGTTTTCGCCCACGGCTCCAGAGTCGATCTGGTAACCGCCGACCATCTCTGTCTCACCCGACAGGACTTTCACCCACTGAGTCGGCATTGGCCAGATTTCTCTGGGGATTCCAAACCCGTTGCGAGCCTTGTAGAGGAAAGAGTCGCCCGTCAGGAGTCTCCACCCAACCATGTAAAACCAGAGGTCCCATTCGGTATCTACCGGGTTCACATCGCGGAGAAGCTCGACCAGCGGGTGCGTTGGGGAGACTTCTTCGGTCTTCCATGTGCCCTTCTGCTTGAATTTGCGGAAAACCTTGGCCTTTTGCATTGCGGCCATCCGAGCAATTGCTCCAATGGCGATATAGGTTGAGCCCTTGTACTGCTGGGCGTACTTGTTCCGATCTTCAACCCAGCGAGCGGGAGTTCCTGACTGGCCCAGTCGATTAGCCATTACCGGGAACTGCTGCTCAGCCGGAAACGTACGGATGTCTCGACCACGAGTCGGACCTTGAGAGAATTCAACCTCTCGGAACGAACTACCAGCGTTCTGAAGAATCGATTCCAGGTTCGTCAGGGCCATTCTTTACTCCGTTCTGCAGAACGCTTTGGGCAGCATTCATTGCTAGTGTTTCATTCCTTCGGGTCTCGATGTACCCAGCGATAATGTGGGCCTGAAGCTCCACATTCTGCTCTGAAAGCTGAAAGGCGTTCAAGTTCCTCTCGGACTCCAGACGAAGGTCAGACTCAATCTGCTCAAGTTCCCTGACTCTGATTTCAAGATCTTCAACCTTAGCGCCAAGGCTGGCGCTGATATTGTCTCTCTCCGCCTCCGCCTGCTTCTTTTCCCTGCGAAGCTGGGAACAGGCAGCCTTTAGCTCAGCAATCTTCTTGTCACGCTTGGGGAACAGCTGCATTTCTGGCTCCGTTAAATTTGTTCATCGAGACCGGAAGATCGCAGAAAAAACCGATGAATAAAAGAGCAGCCCATCCACGGAGCCTGAGAATGGACTGCTCTCGTCAGAGAAAACGTCAACAATGGTATCTGTATGTCCATTTCCATTTCTACTGCTAGATTTCTTGACGCCATGAGATTTGCTGGTAGATTGCCCAGTCATATTCATTTCTCAAACCCAGAAAGCATCCATGGACAAATCCAACTGCCAGATCATGGAAGACGCCGCCCGATCCAGAATGGAAGACTTATACCCGGAACTTCTTGAGGACTGGCACCCTGCTGAGATTCAGCTCGAAAACGTGCAGGTCATTGGAGATCCGGGAGGAAACGACGCCAGTATTACCGTGTTTTCCGATGCTGCCCCCGGCTCAGAGTTTGTTCCCCTGCTGATCTTTACAGAGATGACAGAGTCGGGAGAATGCATCTTCCCAGGCTATCTTCAGAGTTCGAATCCACATTTTAAGACTCTCATAGGACACGCACTCAATGACCGACCTCAAATCGATCCCAGAGGGGAAGATTGAGACAGTTGAGATTTCCCTCTTGCGGAACAACCCGCTCAATGAGGAAATCTACGGCACCGAGGATGTCGACCCTGATCTTTTAAGGTCGATTCAAGATCACGGTGTCGATACGCCGATTGAAGTTCTTCCGGACGGAACTATCATCAAGGGCCACCGCAGAAAGCTGCACGCAGAAGAGGCTGGGCTTACAGAGGTCCCAGTTATTGTCCGCCACGAGCTGAACTCTCCGGAAGAGGTTGGCTTCGCTCTGATCGAAGACAATCGCCACCAGAGAAACAGGACGAATATACAGAAGGTGCGTGAAATCATGTACCTGACAGGGATGCTCCAGACCCAGAACAGAATCCGCAAGGCTACGGGGCTTCCTGTTTATGAGGCTGATGCCCATACGGACGAAGAACTTATGGAGCTTTCCGGGATGAGCCGGGAGAGCTACGAGCAGGTTGCCAGTCTCACCGAAAGCTATGCAGCCAGGTTTGGATCGTCAGCATCTCCCCAGGATGTGGCCTGTGATCACATCGGAGTCAGCAAAAAGACGTTCATGCAGGGACAGAATGCCCTAAAGACAGCAGAGGCCTGGCGGAGTGCTGGAAACGACAAAAAGGCCGACCAGATCGAAGAGGCTCTCCATAAGGGTATCTCAACTGGATATCAGGTCGCCAAGAAGATCGGTCAGCCCGGCAAGAGGAGTGAGAAGAAAGTAATCAAGGCTAAGGCCAGCATAGAGTCGGTCATTCTCACTCTTAAGAGTATGACGGCGGCACTTCACAAGGCTCGCGTCGCCATTCCAGAATCACTGCGTGATCAGCTCGACACCATCATCAATAAAATCAATAGCATGAGGGAAGAACTTGAAAAGTCCGAACTCGACAATACTTGAGGGCGACAGCCTGCAAGTACTCAAAGGCCTGCCTGATAACTCATTCCAGTGCTCCGTAAGCTCGCCTCCTTACTGGAATTTGCGCAACTATCAAGTCGATGGACAGATAGGGCTTGAGCCAACCGCACGCGAATTCATCCAGAATCTCGTATCTGTTTACTCAGAACTAAAGAGGGTTCTCCATCCGTCTGGTATTGCCTGGATTAACATAGGCGACAACTACGCCGGTGGAGGAAACAAGCGAGGCAAGGGTAGTCCGATATCCAGCAAACAGTCCAGTAATGCCGGATGCACTGGCCAGCTTGCGGATGTGCCAATAGTAGAAGATCTTCCACGGAAGAACATGAATGGAATGCCATGGAGATTTGCCTTTGCAATGCAGGATGACGGCTGGGTCCTCCGAGATGCGATAATTTGGCAGAAAAAGAATCCGATGCCTACGAGCCAAAAAGATAGATGTACGAACTGTTACGAGTACATCTTTCAGTTCACGAAGGGTCCAAAGTACTTCTTTGATATGGAGTCTGTGAGAGAGCCTGCCAGATATGGAGCTGGGGAGAACTTTCGGAGTTCGTCATATCTCAATGATAAGTCTCACAACAACAGCCAAGACCGGTCAGGATCGACCGAAGGAGGGATTCCGGGCAAGGGTGGAACGCGAGTGCCTAGGAACATCAGAAGCTGGGCAACCCAAGGCTATAAAGGTGCTCACTTTGCTTGTGTTGACGAGGAAACCCAGTGCTTGACCAAAGAAGGATGGAAGTCTCAAGATCAAATTAAGCCGGGTGATGTCGCCGCCCAGTACAACATGGAGAGCGGCCTCTTGTCCTGGGCTGAAGTTGAAGACGTAGCGAGATACGATGTTTCTGACCAAGACATGGTTTCTGCCGAATGCCGTGACTTGTCAATGCTTTTGACTCCTAACCACAGAACGATAATCTCCAGAAGAAGATCGAGAGGAAAAGGCCATCACCCTCCGACCATAATCGAAGCTGAGAATCTTAGTGATGGCCACAGAATACCAGTCTCTGCCGACTGGGATGATGGCGATCATGATCAAACCATGGGAGGGGTAGAGTGGGCAGAACTGATAGGATGGTACGTTGCGGAAGGGTACGAAAACAAGAAATCGTGGTCTGTGGATATATATCAAAGCAGATCAGCAAATCCGGAAAAGGTCGAGAGGATTCGGCATCTTCTGGATTACGTGGATGCCGAGTACGAAGAGACTCAATCTGAGAGGAAATACAAAAATCGCACATGCAGCATGTCTTCATTCAGAATAACTGGTCACGCGGCCATAAAAATAAGAAGCATGGTCCCAGGGAAAAGGCTTTCTTGGTCTTATATGGGGCTGTCAGCAGAAGAGATGAGGGCTCTTGTTGCTGGACTTATTGCTGGAGATGGACACATTCGGCCAGATGATGGCCGGGTGTGCTTTATCCAGAAGTCGGACCACTGTATCGACTTGGTTCAAGCAATGGCTGTTAGGCTGGGATATGCTGTAAAGATCACAAAATCCCCTTCAACATGGAGAATGTACCTGACTGAAAAAAGATACATTTCTCTTCGTGGTACGAATGGAAGTGGCAGGAATATATCAACAAAGAAATATTCCGGAGTTGTGTGGTGTCCAAAACTACCCCATGGAACCTGGGTTGCTAGGAGGAATGGACGAGCATTCATAACTGGGAATACTTTTCCAATTTCGCTCCCTCTATGGTGTATTACGGCCAGTGCTCCGAAAGCAGGCGTCTGTGCTAAATGCTTCACGCCATACAAGCGAGTAGTCGAAAGCATCCGCAGGGCGACCCGTCCGGGAGAAAACACCAAGATCAAGATGCCGGACGGATGGGACACAGGAGAGGGCGGGCACGGCAGTTTTCATCGGGAAGGCAGAGAGAAAGGCCAGTACCGTGACACAGCAGAGATTGGAAACAGAGATCCGCAACGTCACGTCACAGAAACAACCACCGTTGGGTGGGAACCTGGATGCACTTGCGATTGCGGAACTGATTTCCCAGCAATTCTGGATCCCTTCTCAGGGGTCGCCACTACAGGACTGGCCTGTTCGCGCCTCCGATGCCACTACGTGGGAATCGAACTTAATCCAGAGTATGCACAGATGTCGCGGGACAGAATCAAGGACGATCTGATCAAGGGATTCGATCCGAACCCACATGCCGTGAACCTTAATCTGGGAACTGGTATCGACTTATGTCAGGAAAACGTGTCACAATTTAATTACTAAACATTCACCTGCAAGAAAGGAGCGTGCGGTATGAGTCGTTTCTCCATTCGTCAGTTTCCTTCCACAAGCAGGGTCAGCACCTTTGTGACGGCTTGCCCTGAGACCCAGAACTACACTGGCCATATCGCCATTGGGGCCGATGGCGACTTCCGTGTAGTCTATTCCGGTTCAGAGCAATTGTCCGGAAATGACGCGATTAATCATGTGAAGAGCGTCCTCACGGAATCAATGCGAGACGATGGTTAAGATCAGGCACGAGGCCCACTTAGGCATTAATGACAGGGGCCAGCTCCATTACAGGAAATGGGCTGGCAACCTGCCCACAAAATCAGGTCGCGTTATTCTGTCCAACCGGGAAATAACTTCCGAGGGCAGCACGTTCACCGACTACGACGATACGGTCCATCAGATTCAGCCGGGCGACACTCTTCAGTTTGAAGACGGAACCTGGAAGCTGTTCCATAATTAAAGGGAGGCGGCAATGTTGCCATGCCCGTTCTGTGCGTCGGACAATTGCCATGTAATGGAGAAGCCGGGGCATCCTCGCCTGTGGGTGGAGTGCCTGGACTGTGGCTCTTCAGGCCCAGATGTTTTCTCTTGGGATGGGGCAGAGGAGTCCTGGAATATTCGCGGCTGTGATTGCATGTCGGAGCAGTTCGAAAACCACACGGAGATCGATGAGGTCACGCTTCGCCCGGAAATTAATTGTGGAGAGAGGCAACTTGGCCGCTGGACGATAGTTGCCCATCACGAGCGGAACGGCAGGAAATACAAGGCTTATGAGTTTCCTGCGGTGGATGATGATCTGATCGGGGATATCCTGAAAAGCCTATTCGCATCAGGAGCCAGATCGACAGACGCTACTCAGTAATCATATTCAGGAACACGCATGACTCAGAAAGTAATCTCTCTGTGTGATCGCACAGGGAACATGGTTAAGCCATGGGCAGAGGCTGGATACGAATGCATCTGTGTTGATATCCAGCATTCCATCCGAAGGACAAAAGTCAAAGGCAACATCACCTATCAGTGGGGCGACGTCCGGTCGTGGTGGCCTTTTCCGGATTGGGATATTGCCATGGTGTTTGCAGCGCCACTTTGCACGGACCTCTCGGTTTCAGGTGCTCAAGACTGGCCCAAGAAGGGCCTGACTCGCTTAATTGACGCCCTGACTATGGTTGAATGCTGTCGTCGCATCGGAGAGTTCAGCCGAGCACCATGGATGATCGAGAACCCGGTCGGAAGACTCTCGTCCTTGTGGAGCAAGCCGGACTACACGTTCCAGCCATGGAACTACGGAGATATGTATCAGAAGAAGACCTGCCTCTGGACGAACGAGAAGTTTGTGATGCCAGAGTTTCAGATCACAGAAAAACCAGAGGAAGTCACTCAGGATATCTGGACTATGTCCCCATCTGCTAACCGGGCCGATCTTCGGTCGGTCACTCCGATGGGATTCTCAAAAGCAGTATTCGAGGCCAATCATCGTATTAAGGCCTCGTGAAGTATTGGCCCCCCAATAATCGCACAAGGAAACCAAAAATGCTTGAAGCCGTCACTAAAGAAATCACCAATGAGGTTATGCGTAAAAGGCTAGAGTTCACCAGGAAAGTCATTGAGTTTGCAAGACAGCATTGTCATATTCTGCACCCACATGACTTTTACGGGGTTTATGGATTCGGTACTAAGAGTGCCGACCTTGAAAAATACAAGTTCTTGGAAATCGGATCGTTTGTTCCAGTCTTGGCCGAAAAGGAAACGCGAGCCATTGTCTCGAAGATGCGAGAGCAGCTTAAACAGAAGGACAGCGAATGAGCCTTGCCGTGATCATCGTGAGCGCGATTGCCGGACTCGCCATGACCGGCGGTCTGCGGCTGTTTGTGTGTGAGCTTGGGTATCACAAATGGAAGCGTTTCAAGTACGGAAAAGAATGTTGCGTGTGCGCCAGGCGGAAATGGGACGAAATGGGAGAGATTTATGAATAAATGGCACTGGGCACGACACGGGCGCGAGTGGCGACTGGAAGATCAGGACGGAAAGACCATCCTCAGATCAACCGGGCATGAAGTTCACATGGAGTGCTATTCGTGTCAGGAAGAAGTTCGGGGTGGACATCCAGAGACCTGGCTCTTAAATAGTGATGGAGACTTGGACCCTGAGTCGTCTGACGCCAAGCTGTTAGCACTGGCTCCAGAGATGCTTGCTCATCTGGAACTCTTGCTGTGCAGTGAAGCCGACGATGACGACCTACGCAATTCAATCCGTCGCATCACGGAGCGTGCCCATGGAAGGGCTACTTGACACAATCGCCCGAAGGCTCGGACTGGACGACTGGGGCAAGACTGTCCGGTATGTCAACAGCACTGGGCACAAGGACGACGATCTCTATGACGCTGGCGAAATACTCAAGGACCTTCGGGTCGTAATCAACGAACTCGATAAGCACTCACAAGACATAATGGATTGGTAACCACATGGATGTCATTAGAGAGAGCGAAGGAAAGCTCTTGTGTCCCACCTGCTCAAGCGATCAGGTACATCTTGGATTTGTCCAGGGAGAACAGCAGAAGTTCTCAACCAGAATCACAGGCAATCGGGTCGTGACGCTCCCAATCCGGCTCCACGACAAGGATGGGTCCACCGTAGAGCTTAAGATGTGGTGCGAGAACGAGCATGAGTTCTCCTACTTTCTGGAGTGGGAGCAAGGCTCTGTTTATGTCGAGTGCAGCCAGGGTCGCCTCAGCAAAGAGAAGCCCGCACCGGAAATGTGGATCAGGCAGTAATCAATTATCAGAATATTCATGTTTTTCTTAGCTGGGCGCTGGACTTATTCAAATTCAGTGGAATAATCATCGCACAAGAGGCGCATGTCGCACCTCAACCCATCATCACAAGCAGGGATTATCAGAATGACGATCACGTACTCTACGGAACAGGTTACACCAGAAATGGCCGCACGGTGGCTATCCGTCAACACAGGAAACCGCCCAGTATCGAAAGGGTCCGTGGCCAGGTTTGCCGCAGACATTAAAAACGATCGCTGGATGGAAACCGCCGACCCAATTAAGCTGGCTGAGGGGGAATCCCGTCTTGTTGATGGGCAGCATCGATGCCTTGCGATCGTAAGTGCCAAGAAGGCAATTACAACTGCTGTCGCTCGCGGAGTGTCTCCTGACACGTTCGTTGTTCAGGACTGCGGCAAGAAGCGAACCCCCGGAGACACGTTTCACGTTGCTGGGTTTGTAGACACGAACATACTTTCGTCTGCTGTACGAAAAGCCCTCATGCTTATGAGCGGCCTCGCCCCGAGACACAGCCACAGAAACATAATCTCGACCCATGAGCTTCTGGACTATATGGAAGAAAACAAGGATGCGTTCGAAGCCGCCATGCGAACCAAGCATCGCATGGTTGGGATTATGCCTGCCAGCCTTTGTGTGGCCATGCGGTTTGTTCTCGGTATAATCGACGACGAGCGGGCCAGTATTTTCTTCGACACTCTGTCGACCGGCATTGGTCTTCAGGAAGGAAATTCTGTTTACACGCTTCGTGAGCGACTCCGGAAAATCATGTCCGAGCGAGGCACCCGTAAGCACGGAGACGAAACCTTGATTGCGCATATCACCATCAAGGCGTGGAACCACTTCGTTGCCGGGAATCGGTGTATGGTGCTGGGCGTTCGCCAGACAGAGCCGTTCCCGAGTCTTCTCGACCAGATTCCAGAGGAATTTCATCGCGTTGTATAGCAGTTGGTTTCGGTTCCGTGATGGTGCCTTCTGAGTGGCACAGCTCACTGGCACAATCTAAAACCGACGACATCCGGGAGAGACCGGTCGGTGAGTGCAGAGTGCCGGGTCCGTAGACGCCAAACCTGCACATGCCTGATAACCTCCTACAGGCCCCGTCCCGTGGCGGGATATCCACGGGACTTTTCGACACACAAAGGGATAATCATGCCAGGAATCAGCGAGCTATGGACGATTGGGAAAGCCGCACGAGAGCTTAAAACGTCCTACGGAAGGATCGAGGCCCACGTCAAGTCTGGAAGGATTCCTCATGTTGTATTGGGATCTGGACAGGTACTGGTGACGCTTCAGGGCGTGCAGGACTACCTGGACAATCCAGTTTCTCGGGGAAGAAAAACTCAAACACAAGGATAGCGCCAGCCTTGGCGCTGATCAGAGAGGAGAAATAAATGGCGTCAAACTACCCGTACAGTTCTAAGACTTATTATTTCGAAGAAGGATACATGTCCAATCCGTCCTATTGGACTGGGGACTGGGCCGTGGGCGATACAGGCGGGAACCAGGCCGAGTCTACTCCGCCACCCTATGCGAGTGTGCCCACAAGCCCCAAAGAACGGCCTGTTGTTCTGCCTCCAATGATCCGGGACAGGCTGATCTCGGGCGAAACTCCCAACCTTCTGTCACTCCCGACATCCCTGTGTACGGGTTGGAAAAAGGGCGATTTCGTCTTTCTCTGTGAGCCCATGATCTTCATTGATGATGAACTCTGTTATGCCTCAGACAAAAGCATAGTTCCGGAACACGACATCCTTCGAGGTGAATCCGCATGGGTTGGTGCTGGCGTGATGAACAGGAAGTCAGCCCGATACTGGTTCAGAACAGAGTCGGCAGAGGATTGCGAGTTAAGTTCAATGTCCGAGACTCAGTTCCGTGAACAAGGCTTCGCAGACAGGCAGGAGTTCGTTAAGTTCTTCATGGATCTGCGAGAGCTTAATCTCAGGTCGTATTCCAGAATCAAGACATTCGAACTCGTTCCGTGTGAAAAGCCAGAGGTGTCCACATGCTAATGGGCTTGGGAACGGGACGCTGTGGGACCAAGAGCCTGGCTGTTCAGCTCGGCGGACTACATGAGCCAAAGCCTTGGCTTAAAGAAGAGCCTGTCCAATACAAGTGCGACAGGAATATGGACGTTCGAGATTCCCTACTGGAAAACCTGAAGGCAAGGTCCGAGTTACCAGTTCCAATCATCGTTGATCTGAAGCACAGCTATGTGATCGACCTTATCTGTGAAGTTGATCCGGAAGCAGAGTTTATCTGGATGCTCAGAGACCCTGTTGATTGTATCTCTTCGCTGTTGAATGGCGGGGCATGGACTAAAACAGACTGGCATGGAGCCAGAAAGTGGAGGCCGTTCGGAGGATGGAAAGATGACGTGCCACGAGAGATGCGAGTCGTTCGCTATTGGATTGAGATAAACAAGATGATTGAGAAGTCTCTCATGGAAGCTGGTAAGGGTATCGAGATTTACCCGACTGAGTCACTCACAGCCAAAGAGAACGTGTACTCCAAAAGAGACCGTATCGGGGGCGATCTGCTGAAGATTGTTCACGAAATGTGCGGCCCACTCTACAAGCAATGGATCAGAGACTACGTATGAGAAAGCCAAAAGACGAGCGGCCCATAAGTGAAACTGCCCAGGGAGTCATGGTGCATCTGGGAGAGCATGGGCCAACTCCGCTTAGCGTGCTGTGTAGCACATTCAATGTGGCGACCGGCAAAATGGTAATACTGTTGGACGAAGAGCTTAATCTCTGTAAGAGGGGCAGGGTTATTACAGAGGGGACGACCGAATCCGTTTACGCCCTGCAAAAGGCCCCGCCCAATCCATTCAGATGAACAAGAATCAGTACAACAACTTCCTTACTGTTGTGGCCAGGCCGCTTCTAGCTGTCGGCTTAGTAGTCCTGATGGCGTCGTACTGGAATGAACCAACCCCGATACACTGGGGTATGCTGCTTCTGGCCGTCAGCTTAATCGCAACTGTCTTGTTTACGGGGTGTCTGAATGAAGATTGAAAGGGAGCTTAAGCTTCACGAAATACGATCAATGCTGGAAACGTACATCTACGCCGAGCTGTACCAGTATTTCGATCACGGAATGGACCTCGAACAGTGTGCCGCAGAGGGTGCGGACATTCCAGAACTCACTGATGACAATATCTACTCAGAGATTAAAGAACGGATCGAATACACACTTGACGAGTTCTTCGACGAAGGGTGGCCCAATGGGGGAATTCCGCACGGACTATCCAGGCAAGTGATCGACTGGGTCGACAAAGCAATGAAACTGTATATCAGGAACTCTAAATAATCAGGACCGCACATGCCCAACTACTGTACCGTCCCAAGCCACGAGAGGTTCCGTGGTGTATCCAACGCAATCGGCACATGCTTGGCTTGCGAGCTGGAGAAAACGTCCAGACTCTTGAAGCTTCATCAGGAGCTTCTCCGCAGAACGCATCTCTGCTGCGAAGATCTCCATCACGAGAAGAGTGAGTATCACACCGGACTCGACTGCCCCGTAATAAAGAAGTTCGAGGAGATTGTCCCGTGAGCAGTAAAGAGTTAATGGTCGTGTGTTGTCACAGCAATCAATCAGACATATGTAAATGTCATGTTTGTGACAGTCCATACACGGTGTCATGCAATCCAATAATCAATCATTTCGGGCAGAGACTCAAGATTTCTGTCTGTGAGGCGTGTATTAGGGCTGCAGTGGCCAATATAGACTCCCTTAAAGAAGGCAAATGGGAGACTGTCCCGTGAGCATGAACGAGAAAGCACTTAGGGAGCGAGAGACAGAACACTTTCTCTGTCTAGGGCTCACCATTGGAATGGCGATTGGAGGGTTGCTGGGAGCATGGGCAGCAACCAGCATCACAAATCACCGCTGGGAGAAAATGCTCTCAACAAATGTTCCGGAAGACGAAGCAGGGGGCGAAATCACTCATGAACGCCTCAATCACTTTGGCACCATGAGGGTGAAGTGACTTTCGGACAGCAGACTTGAGCAATTTGTCGATTTTGTCCTGATTTCCCTTCAATTCGTCGTAATTATGGCTCAAAACGACTGTTTTTACCCCTAATTGAGCCACATCTGATACTGTTTCTTCCAGATCGAAGGTCTCTACGAGTGCTTTTTCTATGTCTGATACCTCGTAAACCACTGTTACAGACACAGTTACAGTCCTGCCATCGTCCGTGGTCAATACCTGAGGCGACAGATCAAGCGTCTGTCTCTTGATGGGATATCGAACTGGCTCCGACCAGATGGGCCAGTAGATATGCATTCCGGGCTCCAGAACCTTAGTTTTTCCTCTCTTGAAGAGTACACAGCCCAGATTGAACTGAACATGCAGCAATCTGGGCAAAACAAGGCCCATATTGTGGATAATGCTGGAAATCCAGCCAAATGCACCTTCCATAGTGATCTCCTTTCAGGAGCCAGAATATCAGGCCCAAGAGTAACGAGAATCACAGATAATGTCCCTGCCTGTATCTGGGAAGGACTCACATTACGAACGACCGAATTCAGCAGGCGGCGAAAAAAGATATCCCTAAGTAGCTCGGCGTAGTTTCGCCGCTCTGCTGCAATGCCTTGTTGGGTTGCCTTCCTGGTTTACATGGCTACTTCCTATGAAGATATTTAAGCACTTTCTTGGCCGCTTTTTGAACTTCTGTGGGATCGTCGCAGACAATTCCGCCATGGCCATCTTCGTGACAGGGTGCCTGGGCTTCTGCCTGGTAGTATTTCTTTATGGCATGCCGGAATGCCCTGCATGCCAAAGTGCCCATTCTTTCGCTGATTCGATCGATAGCGGCGTCAGATGGTCCGAGTCCGATAGGATTGTGGCTTCTAATAATGGCCTGGAAGGTCGCCCGCAGGGGATCGGCGAGTTCATTGAATTCGTTGCGCCTGTCACGAACGACCGAGAATTTATGGTCGATAAAGGCCCCAGCCAAAGCGCCCACAACAAGCGAGCCAGCACTGGTCGCAATCAAGTGCAGGATAGTGATTGTCACTACTGGTGCCGCCTCGCGATTTTATGTTTATGTTCAGCTTATATTAGCACTGTTGTCAGAACAGAGCTGCGGTTTCGAAGAGAGCGGATGCATATGCCAGGACTGTCCATGTCGCCGCAACCTAACAACCAAGCTAACGGGGCGGCGACTGGCGATTCGGAAGAACAGAAACAGCCTTAATCCGCCGCTCGCGTTGGGCGGTTTGTTGGTGAGGACTCGCATGACAATAGAATTTGACACGGTGACGCGCAGCCACTGCCAGCTCGTTCACTGCCACTGTGGCGGGTGCGGATTTCCAATCGGCATGGACGGCTCATGTGGTTGTGTAGAATTAAACCACCCCATCGGCCAAATTCAGACAAGCAACCTGAGCATGGCCCGGCTGGCGTCCAACTATGCCATGATGAGGCTGGCTGATTACGGACATATGGACTCTGTAAGTGCTGTCAGGGCAATTCTGGACGGCGAACCTTTCATGACTGGAGTTGCTAGAGGACGAGAAGGTTTATTTCTTTGAGCCTTTGGAAAAGGAAATATCTATTGAGGATATGCAGAAGATTGTGGACGCAAACGAGAAATTAGTTAAGGAGTTGAAAGATGGAGATAAATAAAATTTACAACGAAAATTGTCTTGATACGATGGCAAAAATGCCTGATTGCTTTGTGGATTTAACGGTTACTTCACCGCCTTATGATAATTTGAGAGATTACAAAGGGTTTGATTTTGATTGGAAAACTATAATAAAAGAACTTTATAGGGTAACAAAAGAGGGTGGTGTAGTAGTTTGGGTTGTTGGTGATGCAACAATTAAAGGAAGTGAAACGGGAACATCTTTTAAGCAAGCATTACACGCTATTGATTGTGGTTTTCGTTTGCACGATACAATGATTTACTCAAAAGCAAGTCAGCCAAGACAAAACGGGCATAGGTATGAACAGCAATTTGAATATATGTTTGTGTTTAGTAAAGGGAAAGTTAAAATAAAAAACATTATAAAAGAACCATCTAAAAATGCAGGAAAGGTTGTCAAAAGGACTTGTAGAGATAGTGGAAAAGATGAACTAAAAAGTAGTAAAAATATTGTTTCAGACTTAAAAACAAAAGGGAATGTGTGGTTTTACGGAACTAAAAAAAACGACACAAAACACCCTGCTGTATTTCCTAAACAATTAGCAAACGACCATATCATAAGTTGGAGCAATGAAAACGATTTAATCTACGACCCATTTTTGGGAAGTGGAACAACGGCTAAAATGGCGTTACTAAACAATCGAAAATTTGTCGGGAGTGAAATATCAAAAGAGTATTGCGAAATTGCAGAGAAGCGAATCAATGAAAATCTATAAAATCACAGACGCAAGCGATTATCTTGGAGTGTCTATAAACACCCTCAAGACGCTTGCCAACAACGGAAAGATAAAATCTTTCAAGACTACTGGTGAGCATAGGCGTTTTCGTCAGGAAGATTTAGACGCTTATATGGGAGTCGAGAAAGAGAAGAAAGAAAAGCTGACTGTGATTTATGCCCGTTGCTCTACTGCTCGAGAGACCAGCTCTTCCATTTCCATGACTGACTGGGTTTGGGCACCTCTGTCAGCGTTCTGATTTCGCTCGGGTCCCATATATGGGATGCATCAAACCCTTCGTATTCGTAGTCGTACCATGTGGATTGCGCCGCCCAAAGTCTGATATTCAGCTTTTTGCGGCGCTCTTCCATTTGCTCGGCGTAGAATTCATCAGCGATATCTTCCAGTAGTTCAGTCCACGCCGGGGACTCTCTCATTGCCTCATTCTGGGGGAGCGTCTGCCATACATCCCGGCCCAGCCGGTACTGAGGGTAAGCTCCGAGGCGAGTACTCTGGTAATCGTGCCATCTGACCCGGAAGAATGACAGAATCCGGAGTCTCCTGGCCTCCAGCTCGCAGCATTTCAGGAGCACGTCAGGATTCAGCCTGTGCTTACGGGGAATCCTGCGGAACCACGAGATGGACAACTCGCGATACAGGACCATCGAAGAAACATCTCGTTCGTCGACAGCGATATGCAGCTCGCGGCGTCTCTCTGGAACTGGACGGAACGGTTGCTCGTAGAAAGTCTCAACCGTCATCCACATTGTGAGGCAATAGACAAGCATCCAGATATTATATGCGACACCGGCCAGTCCGAGCGCTAATTCTGGATAGTTTTGTCCATCACTCCGAACGCATCCCTGATCATCTCGATCGTAATATCGTCATTCGAGAGCTTGGCGTTCGCGTAAGCAAACTGAATCGCTTCCTCCAGAGCCTCTTCTGGGGTAATGCCCCTCATCTCTGCCAATTGCTTAAACAGCTCACTCATCAGGGGCCTCCACGGCAGAGAGATCAGAGAGCATTCCCATCTGCCTGCCCTTGCTGTTAATGAGGGCCGTGTCGGCGCTTGTGAGCTGCACCATGCTGTCGTCAACGACCTCAACAGAGATGAGGTGAGTGTTGAGGGTGTAGGGATTTCCCATTACGACATCAGCGCCAGCCTTGGCACCCTTAAGGATGTGCATCAGCTCAAATACTTTCATTTATTGTCCTGTTTGTTTTCACTGGCAGTTATGCGGTACTGAGCAATCATCATCTGCACATTAGCCATAGCTAATTCGTGGCCAGTTGTCGTCTCGTGCCTTGATTGCAGAAAACCGGCAAACAGACACGCACCTCCGATCGAGGTCGTGACGTACCCAGGATCGAAGAATACCCCGACATGAGTGAGGACTGCCCCGATAAGAAACAGCATCGTGCTCTTGTTCATGCCATATCCTTTTCATGGAGTCGGTCAAACAACTCTTGTCCGCGAGCCTTGATTTTAGCGATCACAGCATCAGTCCACTCTGGCCATGTCTCAGGCCGGGCGTTCCATCTATTGATAGCGGCTTCCCTGGATTCCCATTTCCCCTGCAGCGCGCAACCGCATTCGCATTGTATCAGGCACGCCGACATCACGGCAGGAACGTAGTATTCACTGTCTGCGTCGAGAACCTCAACCTGGTCATTGCCGCAGAACGGGCACGGGAGCATTTCATTCATCTTCTTCATCCTGATTAACCATCGCAGCGCGAGCGTCACGGACGCTGTTCAGTTGCTGCATACTCTCTCTCATCTGTTCCAGAAGATGCACCTGAGAGACCAGCGCACCAATGTGCTGCTGACGGGATTTGATCTCAAGTTCGATGTCGGCCAGTGTCGTTTCGCTCATCTCATCTCTCCTTGAAAAGTGGTCATGTAACAACATTTTCGCACGGTAACACAGCGCATGTTATCGTGCGAAAATAGTGTTACGTTCTATGAGTCCCCTCGACGTCTCTCTTTTCTCGGTCGTCAGTCCGCTTTCTCAGGGCGTCAACAGCCATGGCGAGATAACCCAGTGCGGCGGAGTTGTCGTCACACTTGAACTTGCTCGACTGGTAGTGCTTAATCCGATCAGCAACAGCCAGAATCACATCCTCGACGAAAGCTCCGTTCGGTTCCTTCCGGTCATTCCCGCGACCCAGAGGCCCATTCTGCCAGCTGATCGTAAATCCTCGACCACTGACACACCCTCCATTCGGATTTCCATCTTCGTCTGTCCAGTTCTCAGAAAAGAATCCCTGGGCTGCCATTGTTATTCTCCTGTGGTTTGAGGCTCGGACTTATTCATCGAACAGAACGGTTCCAATGATCTTATCTGGACTAAGTTCTCCACACTCTGAATGGGCGTGCGGAGCGATTATTGCGAAGGGGCTTTTGCTCTTATGGAATTCATCCAGCGTCATCCAGTCGTGACCCTTCAGGGGCGAATACCACTTGGCCGCGTGATCACAGACCTCAGGCTCTCCGTGATACAGAACACAAGTTCCATAGAAGTAATCTGGATTCTTTGAGTGAGTCCGGAAAACCAGAACGTCTGAGCATAGCCCTCTCCGCATGATCAGAACTGGGCGAGAGTCTCCATAGAGGTACGAGAACCCCTCGAAGAATGTCCTTATCGTAACTGGCGGAATTTCCGTGCTCCAAGGCATTATGTCAGCTCCTCATATGAATGGGGGATTCCACCGACAAGAGCGACAGCGAGTTCGTCAACCATAGACTCCAGTCTCTGGGACTCCTCTCTTGTTCTGAGGCAGATGCCGCCACTGTGGCTCGCGGCTATATATAGCATCTCCAAAGCTTCCTTCTGGAAATGGATGTTATCTCTGTGCAGCCATCTCTCGTCAGCCCTGGAGTAAGTCCAGTCATCGCACACTGGATGCGTCATCAAACTCTCCCGTCTTAAGTTTGAGTTCGTCCTGCAGGCTGTCTATTTCGCGAGAAGCTCTTCGGGCCGCTTCGGCAATCATATCCGGATATGGCAGCGATTCATCACAAAACTCAACAAGCCACAGATGAGCAACCCTTGCCGCTTCCGGATAGTCAAGAGGCCTTGCCATTCTCACCTCCCATATTTCTGAGCACATCGAGAACAAACACAGATCTGGTCGCCCGGAGTCATATCTCCAGAGTGAGGCAGCTCGACGATATAGACCTTGGAAGCAAACTGGCCGCACTCGTCACAGGCGAGCCGATGCTCAATCTGAACAAAAAGAGTCTCAGGCTCACCCCGTGGATACCTGGCCATTTACAATCTACTCCTTATGCTATGCAGTGTAGACCGAGAACAGACAGGGTCAAGAATCTGGAAGCCTGCCTTTGATTAATTCCTCGTACTGGGACTCCGGAACCTGATTATTCTTCAGGATCGCGACCAGCGACTTAATGCGCTCGCTGTCTTCGCGATACGCCTTCCGTGCCTTGATAAGTCTCCGCTCCATAGCAGACGGGGCATCTTCCTCATATTCCTCCAGCACCTTAGCAGCCCGCGAGGCAGAGATATCCGCCGCAGCATGTAGCCTCTCGACCAGGACATCATCATCCGAGGTCGCCATAGCCCGTCCCACAGAGACGCACATCATGACGTGCCGAGGGGAATACCCCAGGGCAGCCGCCAATCGATCCTTAGTCTGGCCCCCTCCGAACTTCCATAGTTCATTCAGCCGATAAGCTTCCAGACACGTCTCGCTCCCGGACATCGACCCCCGGTTCACGCAGACACAATCAAACTTGCCGCATCCGCGACAGCCCACATTAACGCTCATATCAGCTCTCCTTTTTCCCGACGTCAGGAAGATGGCCTATTTGTTGCCCTCAACAAAATGGTCCGCCCTTAACTACTCCCCCGCCGTCATTCCCACGTGCGAGACCATCACACAACAGATGCAGCGAAGTGTATCAGGCGATTACCACGGGTGCAACCACGGGGTTCAGATCGAGGAAAACCCGGTCAGGATCAGGGCAGCGAAGCTCTCTTTCCGGGTGTAGAGAACACTCAGTATGAGCATGTGCGACACGTGCATAGAGGTGGTGCATCAAAGTGCTCCATGAACCGGATTGAGGGAAAAATGAGGACTGATGTCTGAGGCATCAATACCTGCCTGGCGGGCATGAGAGCGCACTATTGTTCACCCCCGCCTATGTCAATCTGCGCCTATGTTAAGGTCACCTACAGGCACATGCTGAGTGTTCACACAGAGATCGTCTGCGAAGTCTACGCGGCGTCACGTACCGTTCACGCGATACGTTGACGTGATGGCAGATTCACGCAGGGTAGCTGCTGGCATGAGCGTGTGGTCGGATCTATCTCGTCTTCATCTTCGTCTTCGTCTTCGTCTTCGTCTTCTAGTTCTTCGCTCGCGGCCTCTGCGTTCATCTCCTGCGTCTGCCGAGTCTGGCCAGCGTATCGGTCAACTCGGCAATGACGGCCCACGTGGAGCATCTGAGCGACTAACAGCAAGCGCTGGCGGTATTTCGGATAAACTTAGATAATTAGTACAGATTAGACCCTTGACCGATAATCGATTCCGGAATCCATCAAAGAACAATCCAAACGACCACAACGAAATTTAGCCATATCATGACAGATTCAGGGATCTGTACGTGTTTATATAAACTAAGTGTCCTATAAAATTTGAAGTTTATTCTCGTTTATTCGCGTCCAGATTATCGGCTGAATTCACGATCCTGGATTTCCCTATCTTTGTACCGAATACTTGGATCCTTCGATTCTCAATTCTCACAACACAAGGAGACCAACTATGACCCAGCGACAGAAGCTAATGGTAGCGATTCGCGATTACTCTCAAGCTAGCGTCGATGTCGCGTCGATTATTGGCGACGACGAAGCAGAGATGCTCGAACTTTACGCTGATCACCTCGACGACTAACGCAGACGCCGCGCGGCGGCCTACCGATCGTCGCGCGGAATCGGCTACCCCGGATTGTTGAACGGCATTCACGCCTGACAATCGGGAGGCCTTACAACCTGACTCGCTCAACGATATCGACTACCGGCAATTACATAGTTGCCGGTTGCCGGTATCGTGGGGTTTCGATGCCCGCCCTGGCGACTACCTTATCAACCGGGCATCACATCAGGAGATTTTGAGATGAGTTTGCGAAACCTAGTTGAACGCGACGAGGCGAACGGCGACATTCAGTATTCGGGTCGCCAGGTGTCGTATCGGAATCGGGACGATAAGGCCGATTTCGCAATTCGACGATTAGATCTTGGCGCGGGGAAAACGACCCCGTCCGTTGAGTCAGTTTGCGAATCAATCGCAACTGGCCAGATCTCTGAGGTTACTCTGTCTGCAGCACTCGCGGACGCATCAGGCGCAGTCTCAGACCGGTTGACGTCTTCGCAGACGGTTACCGGCAAGCGCAACCTGTCCCGCCTGGGTCATTCCCTCGCGGAGGAATTGGGCGTGACGATTGAGGCGGAGGTGCCTGAACCTCCCCGCAATCCGACACCCGAACCCCGCCAGGCCACCAACGGCGACATCACGCCGGAAATGATCAGTCAGGCTACCAAACCGGAATTGCTCAAAGCGCTCCGCGAGCGCGGAATCCCGGTTGACGGTAAATCTAAGGTGGACGATGTCCGCGCCCTGGCAACCTCCGAACTGGTGACAGTCTGAACCAGTTCAGCGGGCGCGAGGGTTTTCCCGCGCTAGCGTCCCGAATCCCGCCAGGGTAACACCTGGCGGGGTTTTCTCATGCGCCAAGGCGATTGGCGTACGGGAAAACCTACCTCAAACCCAGGAGACAAAACCATGCAACGTATGCCGAAAGACCGGCGCAGACAGTCTACAAAACAGGGAGGCCGCAAACCCGATGCGGGCATTGTCCCCGCAATTGCGGTCAAGATTGAGGCGGACGGAAACGGTAAACATGTCCGCCGGTATCGCGAGGGATCCCGCGTCCTAACATCAACCGGAATTATCCCGCCAGCCGTTGGGCGCAGATTGTTGTTGGAGGCTGGATCTGGCGATTCTGACGCCAGCCTAACGGCGCGGGAAGACGCGCAGACATCAAACCGCAATGAACTGCGCGTTGAGGTGAACGGACATCGGCGCAGAACTGCGATTGCGATTCAACGCAAACTATCGGATATGGGGATCCCGCATTCAATCACCAGTCATCCAGACGATTGCCGCGCGGATTGTTTCGGTTGGGTTGTTCGGGGATCCGATAATGCCCGCCAGGCTTTTCTATTCTGGTGTCAACGTTCGCGGAAAACTCGCGGGCAATTCCAGGCCGATACCGAGCTTGCGACACCACATGGAACCGGCACGGACGGACATCAAACCCCAGTTGGCAAGATGCAAGCGCGGGATCCCAACCGGCCGCGAGTGACTACGGACGGAAATGCCATCGCGGCAAATGCCCGCCAGGCCGCAAGATCTCAAACAATGCGGATTGAGGCTGAACGCAGAGCGAACAACCGGCGCAAAGCGGACGGATTGCGCGAGGCGGAGAAAACCGCGAGGCGCGAGGCGAAGCGTACGGAAATCACAATCCAGGCTATCCGCAACGGAGGTTTGCCGGATTGCTTGATCTTCCAGGGATGATACTCGCGACAATTCAACACGTCCTGCCCGCGCTGGCATGTGATCAGCGCGGGCATTTTTCGTATCGGGACACAATGCCCAACCGGCAACCTGGACAGCGTACGCAATCCACCTGGACAACACGCAACCGGCAACAATCCACACTCGCGACCTGGATCCCGTTCGTTCATGTGAACGGCACAATTACTGAACGCGCGATCGTTCGTATCAACAATGGACCTGAACATACGTCAGGTTGTGGACACGCGGAGAGCGCCGGCTCCGGCGCAGATAAGATAGATCCAGATTCCTATGAGATAACCCCTCATGGGAACGAAACCCCCTCATGGGAACCAGGTCATGAATCTCACCGCAGTTCAGTACGAATCAATCTGTGCTCTGATCGCGTGTCGTGGGAAAGAATCTGCCATCAAACAGGTATCACACTTCCTGGATGGAGAAGATCTGGATGCGGCTAAGGCCTTTATCGACAAGGCTGATGTCGATGAAGATACCAGGCATATCAAATAGTCCCTCATGGGAACGAAACCATGCTTACAGCAGAACAGATCAGCTTGATCATCGACTCTGAGGCAGACAGGATTAATCCTGTCCATCACCCTGAGTGTGAATGCTATGAATGCGTCTGCGAGTACGAATCTATGGCGCAGTTTGAAGAGAACAACTAGACCCCTCGTGGGAACCGATGCTCCCGGTGCGACCGACGATATGACTCATGGGAACCAGGCGATGGGTTCCCTTCCTGTTCCCTCATGGGAACGTAATTTTCAGGAGACGTAGCGATGTTTCGCAAGATTCTGACTCTCGGCTTAGGGGCAGCGTGGTCCTTCCTTCAGGCTAATCAGGACAATCTGTCCTCCTTCGCCAAAGGTTACACGGCTGCAATGCTTCGCGTGGCATGTGGCCAAGTCACAGTGAAAGATGCACAGGAAGCGGTCAATGACCGGTACACGTGGATCACAGTAGTGATGAATGGGGAAATGGTCGCGTTCCTGCCTGTCCCTCATGGGACTCCGGCGGAAGATGCCGTGCAGTTCGCTTGGGAGAATACCCAGCATGGGAACCGATGGTATTGGGACACCAGGCCAGGCGTAAAGGTTGCTCCGACTCACGTGGGGACAATCCGATCGACAATGGTCGGGGACTCATTCATCTATGACGGAAAACGGTATCTCGTCGCCCCTGCAAGCTTCCCGTGTGTCGATAGCATTCCACTGGTCGGGATGACTCCGGAATTGCTGGGTGCAGACTCCAGCGGGTCGCTCGTTCGCGATCGTAATGGTGTCGAATGCTTCGCCTGTCTGGGTGAAGACTAGAAGCACGAGGTGTGACCGAAAATCATGTTTGTGGGAACAGAGTGCCGGTCGTCCCTGTCATTGAGGGAACGCAAACGCAATGTTCGCAGGTCAATAACAGACCGCATTGCTGCGACCGGCACGGATCCGCAGGTTTGCCGGACCCCTGCGGTGTCAGCTTGATACTCTCATTTGAGAGGGATCCAATTCCGGCTCATTTTAACCCTCATGGGAACGGAGGCGATGCCGTTCCCCTTAATCCCTCATGGGAACCAGGCGATGGTTCCCCAATCAGGAGACGATGCAGTATGAGAATCGACGGTATTGCCATAGGGCGCGAATCGGCTGACAAGATCAGCTTGCATCTGGATCGAGTCCACCAAATAGGTGAGGAACTCTCTGTCGAGGAATTCATCGAAGCGATTCGTGGGAACCTGAGTGTTGAACTTCTGGTTTCAGGGGAACGAGTATTCGTCAATTGTGCAGACACTCCGTGCATGACAACGAATGCCGACCTGAATCGGGAATTCGGGGACAGAAACCTCTTCTTTGCCGTGCTGCAGGAATCCCCGAGATCGTATCTCTTCTGTGACGATCCAGAGGATGGGATGCACTGTCACTTGATTTTCCCGGATTACGATGCGGCGGCTGAGGCGGCGGCTGGATTGTTGAATCCGATCATCTACTAGCGCCTCGCGAGAACCCGATCAATCCCTGGCTGACGACACAGTTGGAAGATCGGTGGCGTCGGGAAACCATCGGACAAGAACCTAAAGCAGTCCCTCGCCTGACTCCCGCTGACTGAACCGAGACGAAGATTGTTACCGACGTATGACATAACCCCTCATAGGAACAGGATCCAATCCCTTTCCCCCCGGCTCTCACCAGATGGCACTGTGAGCCTAACACTGCCGATGATAAAGCGGCCTGGTGGGAGAGTGATCTGGATTCCTGTTCCCTTTCTTTAACCCCTCATGGGAACCTGGCGATGGGTTCCTTCCCTTCATGAGAACCAGGAGACGATGCGATGACTGAGACCAAAACCCGTGAATGGGCACTCGGTGATGAAATCTGCGACATGCACTACGGGTTGCCAGATCACACCTGGGATCGCGGGTCGCAAATTCCGATCACAACGCGGAATCACGTTCGTTTGCAGTACCTGAACGACGCGCACGATCTGGTCGAAAAAGCTTTGGAGTCTTCTGGGTCACTGTCTTGTTTTTACACAAACAAGATGGCCGTTGTCGTCGGTGTTCCAGTTTCGGATGCTTGGTACAAAGTGGCGTACTCTTATGACTGCCACACGTTCGGGATGTTTGAGTTTCAGCCCATTCCCGTTCAGGAGCCTGAGCCGGAACCCGAGAAGCCCAGGAAGACGATCTTTACCACTGCCGAGATCGCCAAGCTTCTCAAGGTTGCGCCTCGAACCGTGTCAAAATGGGAAGAGTATGTATATCGATGCACGATTGAAGAACTGGAAGACAACGCATAATCCCCTCATGGGTCGGGATTCCCCTGTCTGACATAGTCCCTGCGGTCATCACCCGCAATGCTGCCCTACGAAGCCTGCAATCGCTTTCTGTCTCTGCTCGCATCCGAGACAGGGCTACGCTGTGCATACCGGGCCGTGCATAAAGATGGCAACGCATACTATTCAGACAGGGAGATCTCGACCCATGAACTAAGACCCTCATAGGAACCCGAGCGATGCACGATTATGAGATATCAGTGCCGACAGACTCCACAGAATCAGAGTGGATGGTTTCTCAGGTCACACACGCCAGAAGCCTCCATGATGCATCAGTCTATATGGCCCGGTATCTAACCAGATTCCGGGTTCGGAGTGTCTCTCACAATGAGACATTTGACTACGGAGTCATTCATCATCCGAATCATGGGTATGCGTACCCTTCACTCAAGGCAGTCATATGTCCAGAGAAAACAACGCTATGAAAACCTTTGAGATCCAAGTTCCCATCTCTGATGGCGAGTGGGTAACGTGGGATACGTGTGAATCGAAGACTACAAATGGGCCTAAGGGGTTGGCGGGCCGATTCTGCCTCAAGAAATTCCGCATCATTGATGTTGAGACTGGGGAATCTGAAGAATACGAAATGAAGACTCTTCCGTGGTAGGCCCAATCCCTCATAAGAACCAGGGCGTGACGGAACAGTCGACGTCCTTCGCGAGAGCATGTGTAGGATAGGTGGGAGGTGAAGATGCCAGGCCGCAAGACCTGTCTGAACCGTCCTTGAAATACCACCCGTGCTCTTTCCCTTAAATCAGGAAAACAGTCATGGAAAATCAGTACCACGCCAAAATGACAGAACTCAGACATCAGGTTTTCGAACTGGCTAATGAAATGGCACTGGATGATCTGGGTCACGTTGCCACAACTCTACACCACGCATCCAACACCATCACAAGAGCCATAAACTCTCTCGAATCGGGAAGTGTCGATCTTCAATGCCTCATAGAAGATGGACTTCGCGGACTAGGTGGAATTATTGCGCTGGAACACTCACAGGAACACGACCATGTCCAGAATCATCGGCAAAGTGATTGACAGTGGATCCGACAATGCCTGGCCCACGACAGCCGCCAGTGACATTGTCTTCGGTGTTATCTTCGGATCAGCCCTTGTGATGATCCTGGGTTTCGGGATCGCGAGTCTGATCCTCAGGCTTCCCTTGTAGGAAATAGTGGGTAGTTTTTCTCACAACACAGGAGACAATCCAATGCCCGAATTCGAATTTGTGGCCCACGAGACCCGCAGGCAGAAAGTCAGGTACTGGGTTGTTGCTGACAGCCTGGAAGAGGCGACCGAGCTTGCTGAAAGGGGCGAAACGGACAACGAAGAGGACGTGGAATGCCTAGCCGTCTACAGCAGAAGCGTGAAGCACATCAAGCCTTGGAAATAAAACACACTGGGTTAGATTTGGCCATCCGGCTCAGTGATGACGACACGATCGACGAAGTTGACCTGTTGGAGATGGTCGCCGTCCTTGCGGTTGACTAGCCGATGTCCGCGCTGGAACCGATGTCCAATCTTGGAAGACAGACCATGCCGTTGACCTCTCGCACACCGATTAGGAGACAGACCATGATCGGAAAAGTCATCAAGAGCGGTGGCGGTCCATACCGCGAACGTAACAGATTCGCCGCAGATGTAGTCATAGGAACGACTTGCGGCGTATTCCTCCTCATGGCTCTCACTGCCGCCACGATCTGGATTAGCGCCAGCCTTGGCGCTGGAGGAAGCTTTACTACTGTACGTGTTCAGTAGTAAAGTGCCCAATACGGAACCAGAGGTCCCACTCGGTAACGAGTATATCTGTGTAAACTAAAGGCCAATTGTTCCAAAAAGCTGAGTTAGATCTGGCCATCCGGCTCAGCCCCGTGGCGGGCAGGCAGTGTGTTGCTGTCCTGTCCGCCACAATTTTACCCTCATGAGAACCAGGCGATGGTTCTCTTTACCCCTCGTCAGAAACCAAGGAGACACGCGATGAATGCTGCACTCAGAACAATCGATGCGATCGACGAACAGCTCGGAATTGCCTCTGTGGGGATCGAGTCCCTGCACGAAGGCAAATACCGGGACAAGATGCTCAGGGATGTCGTTCTGCTCCGCGAAACCCTGGCTGCTGCGAGGTGCTTTGAGCACTCTGTGGCCAGCAAGAGCACGAACATCGACTGGAAGTTCCTGCGACAGCAGCAGGCCGAGGCTCGGGAACTCTGTCACGCTGGATAGGGCGTGATCACTTCCAAAACCTCAAAAGGAGACAAGTCATGGATAAGATTCAAGAAATGACACCTGAGCAAGAACAGCAAATGGTTGAGTTCAGGGAAGAGTACCTTCAGATTGGACTGTCTACCGAACCCGCCAACAGAGAACTGGCAGAACAGGCCATTCAGTCAATCAGATCCAAGGCCCACAAGGAGTGCTCATCCTTCATGTGGTTCGACGGGATAGCGACAGCAGAATTATTCTTAAATATCGGGGCCAATCTCTGGGACAATCTCGGGGACAATCTCTGGGCCAATCTTAGTGACAATCTCGGGGCCAATCTCGGGGACAATCTCTGGGCCAATCTCAGGGCCAATCTCAGGGCCAATCTCTGGGCCAATCTCGGGGACACTCTCTGGGCCAATCTTAGTGACAATCTCGGGGACAATCTCTGGGACAATCTCGGGTCCAATCTCGGGGCCAATCTCAGGGACAATCTCAGGGACAATCTCGGGTCCAATCTCGGGGCCAATCTCAGATTACACAGTCAGCTCGAAGGGCAAATGGAGTATTGGATTGCGTGGTACATGTTTCCTCATAAATTCCTGAGGAACATTCATTCGGATTCCGACATGGAACATTTGAATGAGTGGGACTCAGTATTCCGATCGTGCTGCTGGTGGTGGCCATACGAAAACACCACAATTGTTGCCGAAAGGCCCGCCTCGATCGTCAGAAACGAAGAGGGATTGCTGCATAATGAATCTGGACCTGCAATCTCGTGGCGAGATGGTTGGGAACACTTTGCCTTGGAAGGCGTTAATCTGGATCGTCAAATCGTCATGGCTCCTGAGTCTCAATCGGTACAACAATTGGAATCAGAAGAAAACGAAGAGGTGCGTAGAATCAGAATCGAGCGATTTGGGGTTCTGCGGTATCTGGAAGAGTCTAACTCATCAGTCGTAGATACTCGTCGCAACGACATCGAAGCCACTTTTGAAATACTGGCCAATACGCCAAATGGCCAGCGATTAGTCACACACTGTCCCTCTACGGGAAGGCGTTATTTCCTTTCTATCCCAGAGCAGGTCGAAACCTGCGAACAGGCACAAGCTGTCCTGTGGGATGATCACGACATGAGAATTATAGGGAGAACGTAATGCTAATCTCAGAAGCCGTCTCAGAACTTCGCAAATCATCCGAATCGATCGACAGCAGTCAGCCAGTTCAGATTCCGGAAGTCATGTCTCCCGGAGAGGGATATCCGCAAGGGGATATCGTCCTGAAGATGATCGAGGCGCTCCCAAGTAGTGCGGTACAAGTGCCATGGGAACACGGAGATAGGCAAATTGCCCCCGGCACGTCTCGCGGTTCACGTCACTGTATTCCAAGCAGGTTCCAGGGATACGTGCGATTCTTCTCCATCAATGACGGAAATCCACTCTCCGATCTTGTAATCACAGCAGAAGTGCCCTTCGATCTGGTTCATCCGGAACACGCCGACCATGTTGGGTATCCGCCAGGAATTTACCGGGTCAAGCATCAGCAGAACGCTCAGCGGGAACGAGTACTGGATTAATCCGAAAGTTCGCTTAACACTGATCAATACCATTCATGGAACCAGACTCGTGGTTATCAAGATCAAGAAGCGTATCTGGTATTCACTGGGCGGATTCAAGAACCCATCCCTCTTCCGCCGCAAGCGCCGAGATGGCAGTAAGTGGTGGTGGGAGTACTTTCAGGAGATCAGGTGACCTGTCCCCACTACTGCGACAACCAAGGGCTGTGCCATCAGTGCGGCATCCTCATGGAGCCGGAGTGGTGGGTTGCATACGCTGGGTATCCCCACCCAGACGACGACAGAACCCCGTCAGTTGAGTTCATTTCCGCAAACAAGGAACAATGCGATGTTTAACGTCTACATTCTGAATGCAGGACAATGGGAACCCGTCAGCAATAACCCGCAGGGCACAAACCGCAAAGCCCTGATGGACAAATACCAAGGCTCTCATGGGCAAGACAATTGCGGCAAAGTCAAGATTCGGAAAGCCGGGTAGCGGACTGTCCGTCCGGCATGTGCCAGCCCGTGACCGGTATTCGCCTGAGGCGAGATCGCGGCTCAACGTCCGCGTGAACTTGAGTCAGGATTCACGTCATGCGGAGCGGGCTGGCTTTTCATACACAAGGAGACATGTCATGAAAGTAAAAGAACTTCCACTGGATACAGATCTGTATTCTGTCAAGGTTCGAATCCCGGATGATCTGTGGGAAGATGCACAAATGGCAGGGATGACACAGCAAGAAGCCTACCTGCACTCTGGATGGTTCAGTGGAGTCTGGCTGAAAGAGGACCTAAGTTCCGGCAGAGTGTTTCCGCTAAACGCATCCAACACGGCAGACTGGACCGTCGTCGAGAAATAATCGCCACCCGTCACGTATCCTGAGATTGTCTCCCTTGTGGTGCGTGGCGGGATTTTAATACCTCGCGTCAGCAATACGGTTGCCATGCACCGGTAAATGTGTGGCCGTCAAGCAGAAGGAGAGCGATATGACCTGTTATCACAATCACAATCTCTAACACAGGCAGAACGCCGCGTGTGGGAAAGCCCCACGGTCCCTGCCGGGTACTGTCATACTCGGAGAGCGGAGCACTACTTCACCGGACAGGGTGCGAGTAGGAGTCCAAGCGACTCAGTGAAAGCTGCTGGTGCAATTCCAGCCATGGGACTTCAGCCCGGATCAGTAGTTGCAGATTCAACGAAGCACAACACGCAAGCGTGAATCCACTACTGATTCGGGCTGTTTTTGTTTCTTCACCTCAGAAAGGAGTCTGTGATGCTCGTACTCAGTAGAAAGCCAAATGAACAGATCGTGATTGCGGATGGCGAAATCGTGATCACGCTACTTGAAATCAGAAAAGGATCAGTCAGACTGGGGATCGAAGCACCTCGTGATATCCCGGTTCACAGGCGAGAGGTGCAGACAATCATTGAATCTGAGGAGAAGGTGGCATGAACTTCTACACAACTCCCGAGTTCGTCGAGAACGTGCTCCTCGGCGTACTATCCCTCATTGGAATCTTTCTGGTTCTCTCAACCCCATGGAACCCAAGACCGTGAGCGCCAGCCTTGGCGCTGGTCGCACCACAGGATAAATCCAACTAACGGGGCGGGACCTCTCAATCCACCCTATGGTCTGCCTCTTCGGAACCTGTGGTGCGGCTCTTTTCGATTAAGTCCATAGCATAACATGACTTATTTGAAATAGATCCCACATAATGCCTGTCAGTTCTACTGAACACGTACACTAGAAAAACCCCAATTAAGGAAGCAGAGGTCCCTATGAGTAAGTTCAAAGCAGAGGAAAGTTTCGGTCTCACAACCAGCACTGGGCGATACATCGTCGTCTTCGGAGTGGATAAGAAAGCCGCTCTCCGAAGGTTCGATTCTGCCTACCGCCACACTGACGAAGAGGAGATCGTGAACTACAAGCAGATCACAGACAACGGTCGCCTGATCGGATAATCGGCCACGGTGAAGGAACCTGGGACCTGCACATCGGAGATTTCTCATGAATTATCACCACAATCTCTGTAAATCCTTGCATTTTACTTCTGGCATCAGTTCAATGCGTGAGAAGAAAGATGCGTTCTGGCTGGTCGACGCGATCGCCAGCTACTACCACGAAGGTGGACCAATCCAGCGAGCCGCAGATCAGTTCTTCAGAGACTTACACTTCTGGAGACTGACCCCTGATGGGAACGGAGGGGCCACGCTGACGTCTGATGCCGACACCGGGCAGCCCAAAGTAATAACTCAGGAAATCGAATTCACGGACTTCAAGTTTGACTCGGACGATCCATATGTCCTGTTCTCCGGGCGAGACTTAACCCCTGATGGGAAAGAAGTCTGGGTCCTGCACCTTCCATCGGAGTACTAGCATGGCCAAAAAGAAGTGGAAAGACCTGACACGTGCCGAAAGGCGAGTCCAGATCGCAAAGGATGCTTTGAAGACAGTCCAATCCAATACCTACAGAGGGTATAACGGAGGGTACCTGGCTGGGTTCGCCCCTAATAAAATCATGGATCATAGTTTTGTTCCAAGTCCCGAGGACTGTGATCTGATCGCCCAGGAATGCTCTGTGTGCGCCAGAGGAGCACTCTTGCTTTCTCGGGCATCCAGGTTCAACACACTGACTATGGCCGACCTGGGTCTTGACGCTTGGAGCTTAACCTTATCAGCGTCTTCTGAGGCCACGACAGAAGGCCTGTCTGGTGCATTCACAGAGAAGCAACTCGAAGAGATCGAGAATGCCTTCGAGTCAGACTGGGCTAACAGCTGGGAACCTGCAGCAGAGAAGTTCGGAGCCAGCTTTCCAGACAGACAGGATCGCCTGATCGCAATCCTGCAGAACATCATCGACCACGGCACATTCAAGCCGACCGTCGAGTACGAAATGGTCTGATTCAGCAAGTCGGGCACCACAATTTCCATTGGCCCGTACACGCTGAATCCACCTCCGCCAGACCTCAAGGATCGATTAGCGCCCCTTCCTTGGGGTCTGGTCTTACATACACTCTGCGGTTCCTGAGACTGCAAATCTCAGGTTGGCGGTGACGCGATACATGCAACCAGGCATCAAGGTCTGGCGCTTAGCCCGCTCGACAAGGCCCATGGGACACAATTAGGCCTTAGAGGTCCATTAACTGTGCGAGATAGTGCCTCGCACCCGCAGATTGTTTCTTTTGTGATCTGACAGGAGACAACGATGAAACCGTACGGAATGAGCCGAATGGAACATGGCGACACAGACGTTGCTGGCTGTATCTACAACGCTCGCTCAACTGCTGTCTACTCGCTATCTGGACGAGCATATCGCTCACTGCGTAACGGGAAAAAGGCCCGCCTTCGCAGAGTGGAAAAAAGGGCCGCTCGTACGGCGGGAGATAGAGAAGCACAAAAACAATTCAGAGAGATGCAAGACGAAACGGGAGAATAACCATGCTCTCAGACCAACTGATGATGACGGTGATGAATGATCGTCACGCCTACCAGTCATTCAAGACCGGTATGGGAATCCTGCGGTGCATCGTCTCGCGGGCAGCCGCACAGACGGCTCATTACTACGAGTGTGATGAACATACCGGCAAGACAACACTCGAACACTTTCCACAAAACGTGCGAGATGAGGCGATTGTCGACCTCGTCCGCTATTTCCTGGGTGAAATCTCTGAGGAGAAGTCCAATGAAGAGAGAGAAAGAAGAGCGGCGTCAAGAAGCGGAGGAGCGGAACCAGGACTGGAGGAGTCGCCATCCCGAGGATCAGATCAGATCCCTCATGGGTCGGAGGGGCAACTCCAGGAAGCAGATCAACCGAATTCTTTCGGCTGATGCGGAACTCGCCTCTCCAGTCATATCGCCAGAATTCCGTCAGTTTGTGCTGGAGAACAGTCCATGAAAGACAGCATTTCAGTAGTTGTCGGTTGCATCGACCCTGATGGGAACCCAGACTTCTACGCAGTAAACATCATCTGCACACCAGATCAGGAACACGCCAGTGCCCATCGCCAGGCGGCTGAAAAGCTCGTGCGGGACATGGGTGGAGATCCCTGCTTTACTATCGATGAATTTGATCCCGCTTTCCTGTGGATCAGCGTCCTGAAAATCAATGATCTCGCAGGCACGAAACCCTACGACATCAGAACAAAGGAGCCAGCATGATTGCGTGCATGTGCTTCGGCTCGCTTGAAATCATATACGGACTGTTCCTGGCTGTTACCGGTGGGTTTGCAGCACTGGCAAAGTGGAGGAACAGCAAGAACTGCAAGTGTCATGGGAAACAAGAGGGCATGTTGCCCTCTCAAGGAGCCACCAACGGAGGTGGGCTTCACATGTGATTGGGGCACTTCGCCCCAGGGTGCGACACACCCTTATCTTCCTTTTCGCGAAAGGGGAACATTATGTCAACGCAGGATTTCGGCACTCCGGAAGTAGTCACGGAAACCGTCACCGTGGAGAACGTCAAGATCCTTGTGATCAACAACGCCGGAAACGGCTTTGCTGACTTCAAGACGTTCCCGGCTGGGACCAAGTACGTGGACATCTTCAAGCAGATCATGCCTGAAGGTGCGAAGCCGGAGGATTACTCCATCCGGGTCAACAAGAACCTGGTTTCCACTGAGGACGGTGCCACTCATGGTGACAACCTGTCCATCACCAGTGCCGTCGCCAACCCGAACGATCGCCTGACGGTCGCTCCGAAGAAGGTCGCTGGAGCGTAGTCGCTGCTTCTGGGGGCTGGAATTTCCGGCCCCCAGACTTTGGAGCTTCCTGGGGATACCAGAGAGGTTCGATTCCTCCGGCTCCACTTCACGTACCTCTAATCAGGAGACCTAATTGTGCTACACGAAATTATTCCTGCGACCCCGCGATTAGTCGAAAAGCTTGTAGCGAGAGAGAGGGATCCCGCAAGAACAGATCCACTACTGTGGGAAAAATCAGAAGACACTGAGATGTATATAGAAATAGCATCTCGCGAGACGGCCAAGCTGGTTTCCAGCGTAGATGTCATGCAGAGGAAAATCAGGGCGTTAAACGCAACACAGAAGCCATCTTTCGGGAAAGCTCTAAGAGATTCTGCATATACTGCCTATAACGACGCAAAGCATCAATTGGATGAGGCTTACTACAACCTAACCTCGTTCAATATACCCGAACGTCGCAGCAGCCCGGTCGCTCGGACCAACAACACCAAGAAGATTTCGTATCTGAGCAACTCCGACTTCATAGAGCAGGAAAAGGTGATGATACACCGCTCATATAAGACGGTGTTCATCACAACAGAACCAATCGTAATCGAAAACATCAACCTTGGTGCTTTTGAGATTCATGTCAGGCCACGTGTTGACTCGACAGCAGAGGCATACGCACTCAACCCCAACCCGGCAATCAGCAATCCAGTCGTTACCCACCCGAATGTGAAGAATAACACTGTCTGCCTGGGCGAAGGTAAAGATGCATACAACAAGGCCGTTATGGAAGGGCGTCTTTGCGATGCACTGCAAATTGCCTTATCCGTCGTGAGAAATTACGGGTGGAGAAATCCCTACCTGTCTATTAGCGAATGGTTTGGAGTCAACTGTGGATTCTGTGGCCACTTGAATACACCAAATAGAACATTTCAGTGCATCGACTGCAAAGTAAAGGGATGCAAAACCTGCGCTTACACAGGGACTGCTCGAAGATGCTACGAGTGCCATGAGTACAGGCTGGCCAATCCTCCAGACGAGTGCTACAGGTGCAGTCGAGAGGCTCATAATGAATGCCCGGACTGCAAGAAGAAAGTCTGCGGGAGATGCTGGATCGAAGATTCCTGCAATCTCTGCTATCGCAGAAACAATCAAGCCTGCAACAGGTGCGAGCGTGTCACCCGGATAGACACGTGGCCAGATCCGTGTGCTGGATGTGAGGTACGTTTATGTGCTCTATGTATGGAGCACGGAGTTTTGTGTCCTACGTGCTATCAGGGTCACCTCAATGAGAACCCGGATGTGGCACGACTTATTGGGAGTCTGCGAGATGACGACTAACAACAAACCTGTGTTCTCTCCGTCTGCATGGCAGAAATACATTCTGCTTCGAGACATGGGGGGCACTGAGATTTCCGCGATGGCGATCTGCTTTGACCCCGACGAACCGCTGAAAATCAACGATCTCTACGTGCCCGAGCAAACATGCAGCTCGGCCTACACTGAGTTCGATGACGACGCCTTGAGTGAGCTGTACGAGATGTATGGCCCGCAGATCGACCCGGATGACGACACCAAGCTCACCGGTCTGCATCCTTATCAGTTCAGCCGCATCTGGCTGCACACTCACCCAGGTCAGAGCGCAAAGCCTTCAGGGACCGACCACACCACATTCAAGGAGCGGTTCGGGCCTCCAGACTGGGCAGTTATGTTCATTCTGGCACGTGGGGGACAAACCCATTGCGAGCTTAAGGTTCGCAGTGAATCCGGTCTTGTTAACGCTCATGTCAGGCACGATTCCAGTGAGTGGGTCGACTGGAGCATGCCGTGCGTTCCGGTGAATCATGATGAATTGAAGGAAATCTACAAGAAGAAAGTAAAAACCAGCCACGCGGCGGTGTCTTACGGCGGTGCGTGGAATGGCGGACACTCCTACACCACTCGTGGGGGCAAGCCAGGATACTACGCCAATGGAAAGTGGACCGAGTATGGGACTCAAGGGAAGTCCAACCAGACCGGCACAAAGAAGATTGAAGTTAACCAAAGAAACCAGAGAGAGCCACTCGACTTTGGCGACCTGGAATGGAGATACAAGCGTGAAGACCACTTCATGAAGCAGTATCTCCAGGATGTTTACGTGGACATCAAGACATGGGGAAATGCTGCCGACGTCATGAAGAGAGATGACTTTGAAGAAGTTTGGGCTCCGGACGACCAGGACTTCGCAATGTGGATGGACCAGAAGTGGCTCATGGGTCGAGATTGCAAAATCGAATTCATCGACGAGAGCGAAGATGGAGAAGAGACCATATGGGAATGCTCTGCCCAGGAAGCGCAGATGCTTGTCCAGAAGAAAGTCATCGAGGACACGGACTTCGGAGAGTTTTTCGGTGCAGACAAAAAGGATGACGAAGACGATGAGGAATTGGATTTCTCTTTCCCTGGTCTGCACATGTGGCAGTAAGGCTGGCTGTAACCGCTTAATGTTTCTCTAACGGAGGTGGAAGGTATGCCGTCACTTAACAGGTTTTCTCGACAGGAGAGTATTGTCCCGGTTGAGAAGAAGACTCCGGTGACAATCATCGGGGTCGGAGCTATTGGACTTCAGCTCGCGAAGTTCATGGCCTCAATGGGAATCCCTCAAATCAGGTTGATCGACTTTGATGTAGTCGAAGATACCAACATCACTACGCAGGGATACACCGGATCGCAGCTGGGATTGCCCAAGGTGGAAGCCGCAAGGGATTCCATCCATGCCATCGACGCGGACATCAAGGTCATCGCAGAAAATGACCGATGGAGACCGAAAACCAAGATTGATGGGGTCGTGTTCTGCTGCGTCGACTCGATCAAGGCTCGCGAGTGCATCTGGAAAGGCATCAAGAATAAGGTGGATTTCTTCTGTGATGCCAGAATGCTCGGTGAGGTCTTCCATGTGTACGCATGGATCAAAGGTGCCCCTCACGAAGACTACGAGCAGACGCTGTTCGCAGAAGAAGAGACGATCGCAGGCCAGTGTACCGCAGCAGGTACGATCTACTGTGCTGGCATGGCCGCAGGTGCCATGTGTCACCAGTACACGCGATGGATCAGGGGTGTTCTGCCTCCCGATGTGAGCTGGTCCTGTGCTTTGCTGTCCAGCGAGCTTTCAGTCATCTCACGGGACTTCGTTGCTCCGCCAGAGGATACTGGAATGCTGGTCAAGGAAGTAATCGTCGAGAAGCCAGAAGAGGTTGCGACTCCTGTGGAAGAAGAGGCAGAAGAAGCCTCAGCTGAACCAGAACCGGTGCCCGCTCTGGCGGACCCTGTGGACGACTATGACGATGATGACTGGGACAGAGAACGAGAAGAGGACCGCTGGTAACAATTCCCAATACGGAGCGCCAACCTTGGCGCTCCGTATTTCCTTTTAAGGACTAGCCATGAATAGAAAGAGAGTTAAGCAGATCCTGAAGGCTTGTGGGAACTGGTCTCAGAGTCAGGAATTCGACATCCGCCCCGTCCGACAACAGTTGGCCCGTGCCACGGGCCAACTGAACACCTCAAGGCGGATAATTACGCAATCCGCCATAAGGGGCTCTATTACTCGCGAAGAACACCTGGCCCTTCAGAGGGCAGTAGAAGAAACAAGATCCAACTTGTCTACTCTTACCCGCTGGGTCAGAGATCTCCCGTTCGACACCCAAACCAGAGAGTCAGCCGCACCGAATCTGGACTATGTCGATCGGGACGAGTACGTCATTGACCGGAAGACAATCAGTTTCACCACAGAACCCATCACATTTGATGATGTTGAGCTGGGCAGATTCAAAGTCTCACTGAATACAGAAAATGGCACTCTCATAGCCGAGGCCCTTGAGCCTAACCACCCACAAGAGGACTCAAGAGTTACCCATCCGAACATCAAGAATGACGCTATCTGCATGGGAGAAGGAGCTGGACCGTTCTCGGCCTGCATCAGACAAGGCTTGTTCTTCCACGCACTGGATATCGCAGTATCCGTCGTAAGAACCAATGGGGACGACAGCCCTTACGTTTCAATTGAAAACTGGGACGGGTACGAATGCGGCGCGTGTGGCGACAGTACCACGGATATATGCCGCGAGTGTGAAGAGGCGTTTTGCTCAGAGTGCCAGATCGCGGACACGGATGGATATTCACGCTGCGATGATTGCTCTCCGCCAACCTGCTGCATCTGTGAAGCTGTCAGGTTCGGAGAAACCTGTTCCGCCTATGGGTGCTATGAATCTATCTGTGGAGCGTGCTTGGATAATAATCACGTATGTCCGGAACACAGGCCTGTATGTGCAATCTGCGAAGAAAAGCATTCCGGAGATACCCCTTGTCCTGGCTGTGGCGATAGCGTCTGCGATGAATGCGGCTGGGAGCGATGCCACCTGTGCGATGAGTACAAATGCTCAAATTGCATTGATCAGTGCCATGCCTGCGAGGAAAAATCCTGTAACGGATGCTCTGCCATTAAGTGCGAGGAGTGCCCAGAGCATATTTGCGGAGCATGTATGCAATCCTGTGAGTGTGGAGAAGATGTCTGTGCGACATGCTTTTCCGATAACGGAGATTGTTGTTCCAACTGTAAGGAGCCTGAGGAATGTTCGGAGACAACAGAGACGACCCCGACGAATTCATCAGAAGGGCCGCAACAACCACAGTCACCAGAAGGTTCCGGTCAAGACGAACCGAACTCTACCAGGTCAAGCGAAGAAGTATCGCAGGATGTGGTCGTATGCGAGGTGATCCTCTCGAACGACTGAAGCTTCTGGATCAATGGGAAATGACCGGAGATATTTCATTCCTGTCAGAATTCCGTAAGCAGCTTTCTGACGTGTGTAACAACACCCCACGAGTCTCATTGGAGAACCTATGCCTGTTATCAGCAGACAGCAACTGGCCGAACGCCTCGGAGAAATCTCCGGAGTAACACACATCACGATCAGTGCGACGACACGTCCCCGGCTGGTGGGCGGTAAGAAGTGCCCACTACACGGAGTGGAAAAGCACGTTCGAATCAACGGGCCAATTGGAACCCGCTTCCAGTCGGATGTCGAACGCAGACAGGCCAAGGAAGGTCTTGAGATCGGGTATAGCCCCGGAGAGACATACGCTGATTACGAGGGCGGACTGGTCACCCACAAGGGCAAGCATTACCTCCGACTCCGAATCGACAACATACTGGACGAGTCCTATACCTTTGATGGGAACGAGGTATCCAAGGAAGAGGTCGACCAATTCACTCGCAAGGATCGTGAGAACCGACAAGAGGTCGACGACCCAGCAGTTATGCGGCGATTTAATCTGGACAACATCACGGCCATTACGATGCAGGGTCAATCATTCACTCTTAAGGACTAGCCATGCCAGTGACATATGAAGACGTGGTCCTGTTCATTAGCGAAAGATGCCGTGCGTCCGAAGACCTCGATGATATTGATAGGGAAATCGCCTGCTACATGGAAAATCTGGGCAGGGACGTGATGGAAGACATACTCATCGACAAAGTCATAAATCACTTCGGCAGAGCCCCGGAATCCTGAAGCTCATCAATAAGCAGTGAAATCTTGTTGATCTGCTCATCAGTCATCTCGTCAACACTTATGTTCAGTTGTGGATCTTCAGTTCCAGTAGGCCCAGTGAGCGATTGTGCTTTCGGGGCATTTGCACCCGGCCACATGTCCCGCTGATCAGCCAAGGCACGGATAGCACCCATCAAGTATCTGGGATCGCCTTCCTTTTCCGTTTCCGTGATCTCTTCCTCGTCACCACGGGGAGTGGTCTTGTTCCGCTTCTTTATCTTCTTACCGGAGGAATTACGCCATGCCGTGACAAACTCTTTGTAGATCAGGTCGAGACGGAGATGGTTCTGCATCTTCAGTGACGCAACATCAACTGCGACACCAGATGCCATAAATCTTTCAACTTCTCGACATGCTCGCTTGACTGTGGCTACTTCACAGTCAACATGTTGTGCAACCTCAGTCGCAAGCAGACCCGACTCGCAGAGTTGCCAGATCTCGATATCCCGTTGCGAAGGGGTGGACGCTGTGGACTTAACTTTGACGGTCCCGCTTAAGAGGGCGGGCACGTCAACCTTCGCAAGGTCATTAGACATGATCGAAGTCCTTGTTTTAGTAGCCGTATTCTGTCTTGGGACCGCAATGGGAATGCAGTACACGCGATCCAAGGTGGAAGATATCCTGACACGCTTACACAATCGCATGCACTACCAGAGAGTCATGCACACTGTCCAGAGGGATCAGGATCATATCACGACAGTCCTGATTACGGCAGATTACATCAACACCCAGATCGAAGGGAAGCGTTTTGACTGGGAAGGATGGTCATACGAACTGCCTGTCCTGCATCCCACCACTTGGGTTTTTCCTGACGATACACGCAAATTTGAGCAAGAGGTCCCGCTATGCTGACTGGAATATTCCAAGACTTCTGCACTCTCCTTAAGCAGGCCAAAACCATCCAGGATGCCATGAAGCTGGAGCAGATGGCCAAGGAGAGGCGGGAAAAGCTCATCCGTGCCGAGAGGAGCGAATGGGCCATTCAGAAGATATGGCTCACCAAGCAGGCATCTAACCACTGGACAGCCAAGAAGGGGGCCACGAAGTATGTCGAGAAGCACGGGGAGCACCAGTACAGCATGAGCCCGACAAAGATGGACGATCCTCGGGTTCGGTGGTTCCAGTGTAAGCTGCATGCTGAGGAGTTCATGGCCCATATGCGGGCGGACCAACCAGAATCATTTGAATCCAGGTTTGCCGAGATCGGCTTGGTGAGCCGCAAGAAACAAAGGCATTAGCCGTGCCATTACCCAGCGTCCGAGTCGTCGTGGGAACCGAATGTGAGGACACGATTCCTCGCAGATACATCCCAGATCCAGAGACGCAACTAGACATCCTCAGAGCGGAGATCAACCGCAGAAATCCAGATGAAGATATGGTGTTCTTCTGCTCTGACCACCAGGAAGTGGTGGGCTTTATGACGCTCCACAAGCTAAGGGAGTGCGAAACCGTTCTCGTCAGAAGCCACGAAGGGGAACGACAGGTTTTCGACTTGGACATAGATGGGATCACAATACTTCCTTGGCCGGACCATTTCTTGGAAGTCTGCTTCTATCTAATCTTTATGCCCCGTTCCGGAGAGGAGGTCCTGCATGAACGGATGGGTAAGAGTCACCAGGAATAATCCCTGCCCAGTCTGTGGCAAGTACGACAACTGCTGCGTCACAGAGGATGGCGGAGCGGCATGGTGCGGTAGAGTATCGTCAGAAACAGTCAATAACGGTGGGCAGAGCCTGCACATCCTGAAGGAGCGGGAGCGGCCAGAGCAGTTAGCGCCAAGGCTGGCGCAAAAGCCTGTGTACTTCACTAAGGAAGCCCAGAAACTCTCAAAATCAGCAGAGGCAGCAGATCTTGAAAGACTGGCAAAGCAGCTCCTGCATGGAACTCCCCATTCTCCAGCAAGGATGTTCAAGGGCATCAGTGTTGGATACGACTCAGACAAGAGGTATTGGACAATTCCGGAACGGGACGACTTGGGAAATGTGATTGGAATCTGCAGGAGATACGAAGACGGATCCAAGTTCATGATCGAGGGAGGAAAGCGAGGACTGATCTACCAGAAGGATTGGTATTGCCAGCTAGGTCCCGTCTACTGCCCTGAAGGATTCACGGACGTGGCAGCCCTGCAGAACTGTGGCTTCTGTACTATCGGAAGACCATCGTGCTCTGGAGGAATCGAAATGCTCGGCAACCTACTGCTCAGAGCACCGTCCGGAAAGAGGATCATCATACTGGGTGAGAACGACAGGAAGACTCACGAGAGCCTAAGCGAAAAGGTCAAGGAAACACACGATCCTGACTGTCCTGATTGCATGCAATGCTGGCCTGGAAAGTGGGGAGCAAGACGCACCGCATCAGCCCTGGCGAAGAAGCTGGGCATTCCAGTCTCATGGACCATGCCTCCAGATGATTGCAAGGACGCGCGGGAATGGGTTGTGCGCCACCCGGAATGGTTTGTTGACACGCCTAATCTGAATTGGGAGATACCATGATCATCACAGATGAGCAGGAAGACGCGCTAGATGGCCTTCGCCATGCCATCAACTACGCTGATGAAACAGGACTTCTTAACGAGCTGAGATACATCGAATTTGGACAGATGGACACACTCGTCGAGGAAGTTGATGACCTGTGTCGTCGCGTCAGAAAAGACAGGGAATCGAGCAGTTAAATGCTGCCGAAAAGGACGTTTGCCGATTGGCAATGTGCCACCGAACAGCCCCCCCCCGAAACAGAGATTGCGACCGTGGAGATACATAGCCGATTCCGTCCGTGTAACCGAGCAAGTTCCTGAACACAGAAAGAAACTCATGTCTGACTACCCACAAGAAGTAGTAGATGTCGCCAAACAGTGCGACCTGAACAACACATCCGATATCAACGAAGCTGTCGAAGAGTGGTATCGGAAAGTCCAGGCCATGCAAGGCTTCGGTGACTGGGTCGAGTCGTTCATTAAATCCGCTGGGCGGTCCATCATTCAAGACTGTCGCCACCGCAGGAATACCCAGATGAAGCGGGAGGCGGGAGCCTATGGCGGTCCAGCTAAAGTCGTCGCAGGAATGAACACGGCTTCCACTTACGTAGCCTCACTCTTCGACTACGCAATTGACGGTCGCAGGTTGGGCGACATTAGATGGGAGGAGCTGGAATCCATTGCAGCCGAACAACAGATGAAGGCAATGGGATACACCTACAACTTCGACCTCTGCGTACTACTCAGGAGCAAGAAGCCCCAAAGAGCAAGTATCGAAGCAACTATCGAAGAATCCTTCGGAGAGAGCTCTCTCAAGAAGGTGTTCAATTCGCTCGCGTAAACACTGGATAACGACTTGCTACCGATGCTAGCCATTTCCGAGACTCATTCTGAAGCCGAAAACCTCAGATACTTAATTCAATGACCGAGATGATCGCTGCAACCGAAAACTGGAGCTGTTACCCTAACCCATTGAGGAGATTTTGAGATGTCGCAGACTGACCAGACAGAACTTTGTAACGTGATCATGGAGCACTGCCGAGTCAGGAATGCTTTCCTGAAGAGCAAGAATGCCATCATCAACAGAACAGCATCCAGCATTGCAACGGTGATTGGATATCACTCCGGCATGGAAGAGGTCGATCGGAAAAAGCAATACAACGCGGCCCGAGATTTCGTAGTGAAGCGTATCGCTGGCAAGGAAGCCCAGATGGATGGCGAACTCAGCGATCGACAGCGACTCGCAATCGAGGCTCTTGTTGGTGGTGTCATGGGAAGTGCCCAGGCCTTCACCGAACAGGAGAACGTCTATAAGAAAGAGCTGACGAAGCTGGGCAGGCAGCTGGAAATCTGGGAGAGATGGGCCAAGGATGTCCGAGGTATCTCTGAGTTCGGACTGTCTGTCGTCGTAGGGGAAATCGGAAATCTGGACAACTATCCGAACCCAGCCAAGGTCTGGAAGCGGATGGGATGTGCCCCCTATGAGAAGAACGGGGAAACCAAGGCCCCGAGTACGTGGCGGTCCAAGGGCGGACTTAAGAGCGAAGACTGGGAAATCCTTGGATACAGCCCGAGACGCCGCAGCGTGATCTACAACCTGGCAGCGTCCATCATTAAGGCGAATCCCAAGGACTCAGGGTCGGAGTTCAGGGCAAGATACGACGAAGCCAAAGAGCTGGGCTTGGAGAAACACCCTGATTGGAGCTTGGGCCACGCACACAACCACGGGATGCTGCTGTGTGGGAAGAGGTTCCTGAGGGAATTGTGGATCAACTGGACAGAACCGGATTCCGAATTGTCACCGATATCCGAAGTTTCAGAACCGGTTGTCACCACAACAGAGAGGGTTCCATTTGCGATCACCGAAGAGTTGAGCTTGAAGTAGCCGAATGAACCTTTGATACCGATACCAGTTGTTAGCACAGAATATACACATGCAGCCGAACCCAGATTTGCTCGATGGAAGTCATGTAACCGATTGAACCAGTGAGAACATTAACGGCTTCGCCCGTGTACCCGAAAAAAGCCCTGCCTTGGAGGTTTTATGCAATTCTGGAACCAGGATCCCATCGTGGGAATGGTTACTTGTCCTCGCGAAGTGAACTATGCCCGCGACACTCTCACGAACATATCTCATTGCGGACTGCCAGCACCAACCATATACCACGACGACCAGAAGGAAGGCCCGGTTCCAGGGTGGTTTAATTGCCTCAAGCTCTTAAGAAGAAGAGCCTCAAAGATGGCGAGCAACCCACCCATTCTTATTCTTCAGGACGATCTGATATTCAAGCAGAATCCCGGATTCTTCTTCCCCTTGCCGCCAAGGAACGACGCCCTCCTGAGCCTGTTTACAGTCAATAGGCCAGAGACAGTCAGAGAAGGCTGGCAAATAGCAGACACGAGCAGTCAGCGAAGAAAGATCGAGTGTGATGGCGGATTGGCGTTTGTCATGGATAGCTCAGTCGCACACGACTTGTTGGCTTGGTACTCAATAGACAGGAAGGACGGAAAGAACCCAAGAACAAATCTTCCGGAGCTTCTCGGCGAATACTGCCAACTGTCCGATATCGCTTATTACATATCTCCAAAGAATTGCGTCCAGCACACCGGAGAGGTACCAGCACGGGACGGATACCCGGAAGGCTTTAGGTGGAATGTCAAACAAACCAGACCAAAGGACAGAAAATGATCACCGTTCCTGCTGACTGGCTGAAATCCTGCGTAAAAGTCATCTCCCCAACCATTCCTCAGAAGCCCCCGAATGCGGCATTGCTGTGCATGAGAATCAGGTGGCTGGACGGCTCTGTGGTGTTCTCGTCACATAACCTGTCCGCTGGATCAAGCGTTAAGTTCGGGGAGTGCGACGAGCCGGACGTCAAGGATATGATCGTCAGGTTCGATGCGGTGAAGGGATTTTCCGAGACGCTCGATAAGCGTGACCCTGACGTAACCGTGTCGTGGACAGATAAGCTCTTCACGATCATCTGCGGAAGCTCTGAAGTAGCCCTGCCTGTGTCGGACATCAGCATCTACCCGAACATGGACGCGACCGCACTCGAAGCACTCGACCCAATTCCAGTTGGGCTTTTGCAGGATACGTTCAAGTTCCTGCTGGGTATCCCCGACACAGACGTCAACACAAGCATGTTCTACGACCTGAACAAAGGCATCATGGGAACCACGGACAACTGCGAGGCGAGATTCGTCCGGGGATTCCAGACCGGAGAAGGAAAGCTGTGCATAGGAAACGGAAACTCTCGCATCCTGAAGGCGTTCCTGGCCCAGTGCGAGGATACTGATGAGCTGATCCCAGCCTTCTCTGATTCCCACTTCAGCCTCAGGTCAACACAGACCAACAGAGCCGCCACAGTACGGCTGGTCGACCCTGCTCTTGTCCGGACTATTCCTGATCGGTTCATGCATTATTCGCAGCCAAACAGGGCAATGACAGGCAGAGTCAATCTTGCTAAGCTCGCCAGACAGACAATGCTGGTTTCCGATCCCGAGTCGGACGTGATTCTCCTGAGTATGAACAACGGAGAAATCAGCGTGGCGACCTCCAAAGGATCAGCCAGATCATTCAGTGGAAAGTTAGCAGTTAACGAAGGAGCAGAAGGCGAGTTTCTTGTCTTCCTGAGATCGACAAGGCTCTTCTACGCGGTCCACAATATGAGCGAGATTGAAATCGGAATCGCAGCTGGCGGCAGCGACGAGCCTCTGCTTCTGAACTCAGGCACACAAACAGCAATCATCGCACCGTCAGAGGCTTGACATGGCATTCTCAACATACTGGACTCAATTGCAGATGAAGAACCCAGGACTGAATGCAGAGGACACCAAGATGACAATCTCGGTTGGGTCCTTCAAATCCGCTCTCAGGAGAGCGTACGACTCTGGAGGAGAGAACACAGCCAAGGCCCTCAGGGACTTGGAGATGACCGGAAAACCAGACTATAAAGATCTCTTTGGAGGCATGTTCGGTTGATTTCCTTCAAGGATGTAACGGTCGTTGTGCTCAACTACAAACGGCCATGGAACGTAATGCGAATCTGTGATCATCTCCTGAAAACTGGATTTGATGACATCATCGTGAGGGACCAATCTCCCCCGCTTGAGCATTTCGCATACCCTCTTGAACAGGTAATCCCGCCATCTGTGCGACTTGTACGTGAGGAAAACCTGCTCAATATGAGAACCTTGGGAAGGATGCTTGAGCTGGGGAAAACCAACAGAAAGTGGATTGCTACCCAGGATGATGACTATCAGGTCACTGATCTGGGCTGGCACAGACTCATGCACCAGAGATATGACGGAATTTGCTGTCAGCTACCCCGGACAAACATGAAGTTTGATCAGGCATACGAACTGCCTTTCGTGAACATCGGGTACGGCTCCATATTCCCTCGAAGCCTGGCTGCCAGATTCATTAAAGAGTGGTCAGAAAGCTACGGGGCAGCCGACCCATCCCTGATGCTTAAGGGAGATCGATGTTTCACTGCGTGGGCTGGAAAATGGCTTGCGATCCCGGCATATGACGATACCCTGAAGAAGCTCTGGAACCCGGACGGAGAGCTTAGCGAAAACGACCCCAGTTCAATCAGCCTGACGGAAGAGCATTGGCCGGACACATGGAGAGCAGTGCTAAAAGCGAGGGAACTATCCGCATCGAAGATCCCTGCGGGGCGAGAGTTCCCTACCTGTTCCAACAACTGAGCCACAGAGAGTTCTGGCTCATGAACCGGTACAGCAAAGAGACGTACGACATCGACATTATTTCAAGGACTTGCACATGCGGTAATTTCGTCTGGGTACGGGACGGAGAAGATCCGCATGGTTGTAAGCACGTAAGAGCTTTAAGAAAGGCATTCAAGTGATTGGATCAGACACAAGTTTGTTCGTTGTAACTGGAGTTATCTGTCAGGCCACAGAGACCTACGACACGAACTCCGGAAAGCCCAAATCGAAGATCTTTGTGAAGGCAAAGAAGGAGTGGAACGGTGGCGGGTTTGAATCTGTGATTCCGATCACAGTGGATGACAAGGTGGTCTCTCAGCAGACACTGGCCAATATCCGACTCGGAACCAGGATTCAGGCGTCCGGATATCTGTCCTCGTTCGAGAAAGAGGGCACCAATGGCACGTTCTACAACTTGGCCCTGAGCGGTCAGAACGTGGCAGTTCTCAATGATGAGCCAGAGCAGGTTCCAGTCGGTGCAGCTGCTGGCGGGGATGACGTGCCATTTTGAGAACCACAACCGAGACGACAACAAAGATACACCTCGGGCGAGAAGAGATTGCCGATATGCTTTCTAAGTACCTTATCGGTAACAACTTCGGAACAATTCAGCCCGAGGACATCGTTGGTGCATCCTACGACCTGTTAGGGGAACTTGATTGCCTCACAGTGACGGTCAAGGGGGAGCCATGGAAACACCCGAACGGAGGAATATTGAGTGGAGAACCTACACCTGACTCCGGTTGACGAGAATGGGATACCTCAATCTGTTTTTGATGAGTTCAGCACAGGCGCCTCACAGCACATGCTGGACTTAGACCTGACTAGACCGATCTTCTTCGATGCTCCGTGCTGTGCTGTCGTCATGGAGTTCGAGGACCCAGAGATGACAGATAACATCTGTGCGGGTGAGTTTCCGGTCTACTGCAACACCGAGCGGGGATTTGCCCTGTGGTACATGAACTTCAAATCTGCGAAGGACTTGCTCATGAACCACATCCCCGCTGGGATCGTACTGAACATCAAGGGGCAGATGCGAGCCAGGGTCACAAGCTCCGGAAAAGTGCCGTTCCCGCCCGATTTCGGGTTTGACTGGCTTGTCGAGAAGGCAATCCCGTACTTCACGGCTGCCGAACTGATGGCAAAAACTGCCATATTCGGAGAGCACAGAATTGCCCTGAACCTCAAAAGACAATGACGGTAGAATTGTGGGAAAAGGAGACCGCAATGAACGCCGTCATGGTAACACCCGAGACGCTAGAGCCGATCTGCCAAGCCGCACTGGTAATCCTGAAGAATGAGGACGACCGTCGACTTCAGGCTCTCAAGAAGGATCACGCACTGCGTAAGGTCTGGTGGTTCCAAGGGAAACCGAAATTCAGCTACTGCGACCTGAGCAGTACAGAGAAGTGCTGGCTGGAAGAGAATGCCGATCTTGCCAATGAAATCGAGTCCCTGCTTTCATCCTGTTCCGATGCAGAGAAGATCCTCGTGGATTCTGAGCTGTGGCGGAAAATGCAACAAATGATCACTGGAGAATAAACATGACCACGCTGATTCCCGACACGTAGGTACAACACCTTTACATCCTGGTTCGGACGGACCTGTCCAAGTCTCAGCAGGCCGTCCAGGCAGCCCATGCCGGAATGGAGTCTGCCCGCAAATTCAGAACAGAAGAACATCCACACCTTGTATTGTGTGGCGTGAAATCAGAATCAGAACTGCTCTCAGCCGCCTCTCGTCTGCAGTCCATGGGAATCGATTATGTCGAATTCCGCGAACCGGACATCGGAAACCAGCTAACTGCTGTGGGAACGAAACCGATTCATGGGAACAGAAGGAAATATCTTCGTAAATTCAAACTATTGGACCTCTGACAACACACAGAGCAACGCAGTGAGACCGAAAGGGACATTTCCTAACAATACAGAAAGGCCAAATTATGAGCACTGCAACACCAACTACCGACCAGTCCGTTGTAACCGAGAGCAGAAGTCCCACAGACCATCTCCAGTCTCGATGGGGCCACCACCCTTGCAGCTACGAGACCTACAAGAAGCTGAAGGACCTGAATAAGGTCTACATCAGGGAGCGGAATTACTTCCATGCCCTGTGTCGCCAGCTTGTGAAGGCACCCAGACACAGGACTGTGGCAGCAAACTGCGTGTCCACGGCAATGAATCTGCCCGGACCATTCATCACGCAATACAGAGAGAACGAGCGGGGCACTAATGGATGGGGTGGGCACTGGTGGTACAGGTCTATGCCTTCAACCATCAGATACGAGAACGGGTACACAAAGAGGTATCCCGCCAAGTTTGACAACCAGGGCATTCCGATGCTTTACAGGCTGGCCAAGTACCCTAAAGCTGTCCCGTTTCCCATTCCCTTCAATCAGTCGATCTTGGATAAGATCGACTCTCTTCACAGAAAGCTCTGTAATTAAGCAACAGGAGAACACATGACACAAACGCAGCAGGCTCGTGGCGTCAAAACCAGCATCAGAACTGACGACAGTGGCAGGACTTACGTGAATTATCGCGGTACGGATTTTGTCTCGTTTGACGCAAACACGATCACATTGAGATCTGGAGGATGGCTGACGGCAACTACGAAGACCCGGATGAACCAGGCGTCAAACCAGTTCGATCTGGGCTATTCCGTGTTCCAGAAGAACTTCGAGTGGTTCGTAAGGCTTGAGGGGAGGAACCTGGAGTTCGTTGACGGGATGACCATAGTCCGCCCGTAACGAAAGGCCCGCGTAGTGTTAATCAACACGCAAGTCTCTAAAACTTGAAATCTGGGTTAAAGTCCCAGCGCGGGCAATCAATTACCGACCCGGACCCTGTTGCCGAATAATGCCGTGTCTCGACCGACTGCGCCCGTGTAACCGAAAAAAGCCCTTACCTTCCGCGTAGAAGAATGCCACCGAGGGAACACTTACCGGAAAGCTCACCGTAACCGATCGCTACTGTTTTTCTCTTGACTAATCAGGATTCTCAAATAGGCTTTCATCTGCCGACCCTCAGGGGAACTTGGACTGGCCCGGTCTTGTGACTCTGGGGTGTCGGCTTTTCACCGGGTACGCCAATCGATCAGAGCGGCTCAGATTAAAATGAGTGGAAATGGGGGTTCAAATCCCTCCCCGGTGTCCAGAAGAGGTGGTGTAGCGGAAACACGCCGTCGTGATCGATCAGGGCGGAACCCGAGGTTCAAATCCTCGTCCCTTCATTAGCGCCAGCCTTGGCGCTAATCAGAAACTTTGAGTTTGAGTGCCGTGCTGGTACTCACCCGGCCCTGTCGTGCGGAATCTCGGCCTCATCACCCGGAATTCCGACGCAGGGCCTTACTTTCAGGAGATAATCATGTCAGGAAAAGAAACAAAGTTCCCGGTTTACTTCGACCCGGAAAGGCGACAGTTGTACTTCATCGAGTGGGATGAGACCGGAAATAGCGACATTCCCCATCGGATTTACATCCAGACGGAGAGGCCGGTGGTCAGCTCAGCATTGATGCCACCACCGGACGAGAAGTAAGATGGTTGCCTCGTTCCTCGTAAGACCGGAGGTGATGTTATCTACGCCGGAAGAATCAAAGAAAAGGGTTGTTGAACCAGAGGCCAAGCCTCATCTGGGGCTTGGTTTTTTCAAACTCAGAGGGCAAAACTATGACCAGACAGGAAACATTCAACAGAGTGGCGAAACACCTACTCACCCAAGGTAAGAGGTCCCTTGCCGTGTACCCCGGATCAGAGGATTATGGCCAGAAAGACTGTGCCTACCGAGGAGAGGGCGGTCTTTCGTGTGCTGTGGGATGCCTGATTCCGGATGAAAGGTACAGACGGTCATGGGAGGGCCAAGGCGTGGAAAACGAAGATATCAAGGGGCTTTTGTGTGGCGAACTAGGCCACGACCTTAGATTGCTCCAAGATCTTCAGGGCGTTCACGATGAAACCAATCCGCTTGAGTGGCCGGAACACCTTGAAATAGTTGCGGAAGATAATGATTTAGAGTTCTCTGAAGAACTGGCTAGACTGCCAGCCTGACTGTCCATTACTATCGTATGGCCGGAATGGAGTAAGAGCCATTCAGGGGCCTTCCTAAAGTTGGTTGAACTTGGCACACAAACATGTATGATTCAAACAGCTCACAAGAGGGATGGCTCTTACCCATTACGGCTACTCATCTCGGGGAGATGAAGCCTGCTCGACAAAGACTGGCGTGCCAAGCAGTCCAAGTCAGCCCTCGAATTCCCCGGCCCATAAACCCAAGTTCTTCTCTTCGGAGAGGCGCTTGGGTTTTTTCGTGCGCCAAGATTGGCGCTATCAGAACAGGAAGCCCACTTGGAAGTGGGAGCTACGGTCTCCAGATTTGCGACAGGACAAGGGCCATGAATGCTGAACTGCCACACCAAAGGCACATTCAGACTACAAGGGTAAACGTCCGAGGCACTCTGGCATGCAGGTTCGAATCCTGCCCTGTTCAATTTAGCCCGATGAGAGGCTTGTAACCGATAGGATGCTTTGAGTATTCATTGAGCCGAAATGACCTGTGAGTCCGAACAACCGCCTTTGAGTACGGGACCGCAGCAGTTCCAGAATCGATCTGAGATCGAACACGCTGCCTGAGCATTCAGCCGATCGCTCGAATGATACCGAAAGGAAGCATTTAATCTGGGCGTGTCTAGATCCTTAAGTCGCCAAAGATGGCGAAATGGGACCGCAGAAGTTCCACAAATCGTCAAGATTGACGAATACTCTGCTTGAGCATTGAGTCGACAGCAGGTCCCCAAGATGGGACAGACCTGGCCGTGCAGGGATGCGAGGTTTGAGAATCCGCAGGACGCACACGGCGGAGGCATTAAGTTCACTTAATCCGAATGCATACACCACTGCATCACGGACGTGGGTAGGACTCCTTGCGGGGAGCGGTAGGATACCACGTTAAAAACACGGAGGGTGACTAAGTGATGCCCGGCTCCGCGAGCGGTGGTCAGGTTGCCCATACATTCACCTGTATGGGTTCCTTGCGCTCAACCACTCTCCCTAAGCGGTAGCTGCTCTGAGTCAGTGTAGTGGACTCTGGGGAGTCCGGATGACACAGTTATGAGCCTGGAGAGAGAAATCTGATGACGCAGGACAGTGATCTGACAGGTGACGATCTGCTTGATCGGATAAGAGAATTGGAACTTGAAGGCCCAGGGCAGGGATGGAGGCACCTTCTGTCGGCCTGTCGTGCGGAAATTGCCCAGCTCAGAGAGGCTCTTGCTGAATCGATCGAGGAATCTGATGCATGGGAGCGCAAAGCCAAGTCCATGGCGACTGAATGGGAAAACACAGATTTCATGAGGCCAGATCAATAATCGTCCTTGCCGGACCTTTCTCAGAGGTGTGGCGGACGATTATGGGAGTACGATTAACATGAATGTATGGGATGACGCAGATACACAGCTGATGGTTACGGCTGCACACCGGTACTGCCTGCATCGAAAAACCTACATAACCCACGCTGGACATAAATGGCTGGAGGAGAATCGAGCCAACTTCAATCGGCAGACCATCTTTATGATTGTAAGAGATACGATCCGGGCAATCATGGGTGGGAATGCCGGGTCAGAAACAATCGACGCTCCAGGCTGGCGGAGACTTGCTCTGCTTCTGTTTTCTGAGATGCGAGAGGACGACCGGGCCAGTATCCGGGAACAGTTTCCTGATTTTGAGGGGATTGCAGAATGAAAGTGGTCAGTAATCTGTCTGGACTGGAACTTGATACGATTGTTGAGCTGGAAGTCTTCGGAGACGATCTGTCCTGTGCGTTTGACGAGAGAAGGATTCCTCAGGCTTGCGACCTCTTTGTGCCGAAATACCAGGATGGCCCTCGGAACCTTGTGATCGACGGCACGAGATATCCTCCAGAGGACTGGGTGAGGCTCTGTGGGGGTCCAGGGTACGATTTCTGGCATTACCGGGAAGGGAAGCCATGGCAGAAGGATCTTGAGGCTGTGATTGAGGCCTACCGTACAGACCCTCGGGCTTTTCATAGAGACTTGAATTTGTGCTTCCGGCACTTAGTTCCAAATATTCCCAACTTCAGACTCAGCAGGCATACAGATTGTTGGAAAGCGTGCTGGATATCCGAAAGAGACTCCCCAGACTCTCGGTTCGGGGTAACTCCCGAAGAAGCCATCTGTCGTGCCGCCATAGTAGCCAAAGGGGAAGTATGTACTACACCCTAGATCAGTTCATCGAGCGGCTGGCCTCACTACGCAGTGAAATCGAGGGTGGTGGTGAATCTCCTGTATGTGTTCTGGATACCGACAGGATTGCTGGCGGATCATGGTATCCTGCCTCGGTCGAAGTCCAGAACGCCGCCCAAGAGACCGCAGATATCTGGGATCTTCCAGTCCATGGAGAGGATGGGGCTGCTCAGATTATCTCGATCTTCTAGAATTGACTCTATGAGTAAAAGGCATCGCCACAAGAAGCAGAAGCCGAAAAAACCCATCGACTATCTCTCAACACTGGATGATCACATCCACATTTGGTGCGATGGAGCGTGCCACCCGAATCCGAACGGGGATGGCGGCTGGGCTTTCTGCTATCAGACTGTCGCCAAAACAGTCAAGTTCTCGTCCGGAGGCGTCCCGCAGACGACGAACAACAGGATGGAGATCATGGCCATCCTGATGGCTCTTAAGCACTTCACAGAGCCAGCCAGGCTGCTTGTTCTGAGCGACAGTCGATATGCCGTGAACGGAGCCAGCAGCTGGGCTCGTGCATGGAGCAAGAACGACTGGAGGACTCGTGGGAAAGGAAGGCCGGAAGCCAAGAACAGGGATCTGTGGGAACAAGTGCTAAAAGCCAAAGATTTTCACATTGATACCAGATTTCAGTGGGTTAAAGGGCATTCTGGCATAGAATTGAACGAGTTCTGTGACTCTTTGGCTCAAGATGAGAGGGTCGCCCTGTTGCGGGAGCGGTCTAATGAAAAGAGAAGAGAAATCCAGGATGGTCTTTTGTCCTGTGTGGAAACTAATGAATGCTAAGGATGCCGCTGTTTCCGGAGACACAAAAAGCTGCCTCTGGTGGATTAACGAAGCCATGCAGGACGACCTGTCGGGAATTACTCAACATCCAATGGTTCAGGCTGGGCTGGGCAACAGAAATCTGACGCCAACAAATTCAATTCATTGTCAGCTGTTTGAGCTGGGTGAATCCATGCTCGACTCTCTAATAGGGGAATATGATGCTCCCGACGACATGTAATCTGATCATTATGGCTCTGCGGGGCCAAGGGTCATGCACTGTTGATCAACTGTACCGTCTGACTCGACGGGGGAAAACGACCATCAAGGAAGAACTGAAACATCTTGATCTGGGCGAGGAGATTCAGGTTGTGGATGGAATCGAAACCAAGAGTTACTTTCTGAAGCCGTATGGCCTGGTTGGGGCAAGCAATGAATGAAGACCTGAAGCGAAGCCAGTATCTCGGGTTAAGCGACCTTAATACAGACAACGCCCAAAATCACGGGGTTGCGGCCCGCTGATTTCCTATTCTGTGACGGGGCACAACCGCAACTCCCGTGCATTTTATTGTTCGTCGCCTTTGCCAATACGGCTGATGATGAGGAGTGGGTACGATGACCGGGAGACTGCTACTGATTCACGTACTGAGCCTGGTGGCTGGAATGCTACTGTTGGCAGCATGGGCGGAAATGAGCGGGCCGAGTACTTTGCAATGGCTGGTGCTGTTCGCGATGTTTGAACTGCCAATGTTGGCTCTGTTCATAATATCCGGGTGGGACGTGGCAACGCATAGCGAGTCAGAGTCGTCCGCAGACTCGCCAGATTGAGAGCGACGAACGACCTGAGCTAACCCGGCGGCCGGGGTTGGCGTTCCTACTTCAAGCGGCGTGGCCGGCCGCTCGGTGTTGAGCGATTTGTTATGCCTTCTCCAACTCTGCTGTGGATGTCGATAACGCTATGGG